TCATGTGCGTCCATTACTTTTGCTGATACTTTTTTAAAGCTATGCTCTTCTCCTCTGCCTAGAGGCTCGGCAACTGACGTCGAAGTGCCAGAAATCCTTCTGGCTTTTGGTATTTTGGTACCTATCTTCATTCCTATCATGCCATCGTTATAGCCTTCTAAGCGTGTTTCAAAGCGTCCGGGCTCAACGATGCATTCTACTTCTGTTAAAAAAACATAACCTGCCATTCCTAGCTTCATAGTGAGCGATCTTGCCCTAGATGTCCTACCGCCCGAAACACGAGGGTGGACAAAAACATATTGGCCGGGCCTAAAAAAAGTAGATCCAATCGTGGTTAGATTTACAGTATAGTTTTCTCTTATTTGCGCGCTGATTGGATCGACGCCATCCATTTCCGTTCTCGCTGCCTTGAGATATGGCATATCACGACGACTATATTTTATGCTTTTCAAGATTCCCTTATCAGCGCCCTGATAAAAATGATATATGCCGCGTTTTGTATCTCTAGCAGAATTGCCGGATAAGCCTGGAGATGGTGCGTTGTGGGTATAGATATAATTATAATTATATAAATTTCCAGCCTTGGTCAATGCGGCAGTTCTTCTGGGTGGGTGCGGTTTTATATGTTTTATAGATCTAATACGGCCGACACCTTTTCTGACACGATCTCGGCCGCGGCGATCGCCCGGGCCATCGACATGCGATATATGAACTTTGGGAGCAGAATTATAGCCAGCAAAACATTCTGGACTTAAAGACGCAATAATCAAATCACGTACCACATCTTTGATAAATTGCTTTATCGGCCAGGATTCTCTCTGAGTCTTAACTGCTTTGTTGTTATACCATTCTAAAAACAATATTAAAGAAATCGGCGTATCAGCCATATTAAAAGCAACAACACCGCCGGTTAATGGATCGATCATGGTCATATCGCCTAGCAAATATCTTATACTTTTTGACCCAGAGCCGATATTTCCTAATAAACTAAATGCTGCTTCGAGCAAGTCTCCAAGATAGAAATAATTTATCCTGTAGTGACCAGCGGGTTTTGAAGTGCTGCTCTGAAGCTCTTTTTGCGCATCATCTAGGCCGGCTTTTAATTTGTCTTCTCTATCTGTATCTGTCTCGCCTTCTTTGGTAGAAGGTTCGTCAGTAGCTTTTTTCATTGCCCGTGAAGTCGCGTCACTCCCAGCATCATAATCTAAATTGCCAGTTGCGGCGCCGACAGGATTAACCGTATGGATATCAAAATCAATTCTCTTTCTCTTTGGAGTAGAGTCTTTTTTAGATTTTTCAGTGACACCATATTTTCTCATTATTGCCGACTGTTTTCTTGTTAATTGACCATCGTTCATAAAATTTACTTGTTCTTCAGTTAAATCAATATAACGCATATTGCCGCTTTCATATAATCTTTCTAGCAAAAGTTGATATCGTCTAGATTTTTCTGAAGTTACAAAATTATCTAAGTTTTGTTCTAAAATTTCAAGTTGAGCTTCCTCCTCTCTAGCCTTGCGTGCCAAACTCTTTACGCCTGGAGCGCCGACGTCAGCGACGCCAATCGCAGACTCAAGCGCGGCGGAGGGGTCAAGATCTAATGACGTATCAAAAAAGCCGGCAGCATCTGATGAGGCCCGGGCCCTTTTGGCTTTTTTTCTAGCGCTTTCTAGTTGTTTTTTCTTCTTCTCCAAGCCTTTCTTAAAACTTTTACCCATATTGAAAATATCAACATTTGGAGTGTTTGTGCTAAAATCGATTCTACCTAAAAATTCAATCTGCAAAGTGCCTGAGCCGTCATCTTTAAAGTCGAATGCATGGCCCTCAAGACCCAAGTGCATGGTAGTGCTTTGCGTTTCTAAAAATTTTCTTAATCTAGCAGGAACTAAATTATTTTTTGATGTAGGAGCAGACCAGCCGGCAACAACTTTAATCTCATATTTTTCTGGATCCCATTCGTCGAATGGGACACCATAAGGATCTTTTACTTTTGTTCGGACCTTTCCCGGCGAAAGCAAAATCATATCTAAGAAAGTACCGTATTGTTTTTTATCGACATCGGCGGGATCTATATCCTCTAAATTGCGGAATGATAAAGTTAATTTGCATCTAATATTTCTTTCAACTTCTTCATCTGTTTTGCCGATATATTTCCAAGTAAATTTTTTGACGCCTACACCATCGACTCGACCTTTCCTGTTAGAAAAATATTCGTCAATACTTTGCTTGTTGTTGTGATCTACGAACAATATTTCTTTTTCTTTTCCGCCAGGATATACTTTAAAAAATCTGAGCTGCGGATGCAAGCCGGCTAATTCGTGAGGTTTGATATCAACAAAAGAACTTATATCTTCTGATGTTGATATTCTGCTGATAACGCGGGATGGAGGCAGGCCAACACACGTAAAATATTTGCCATATGGACGCTTCATGTTGGATTGCACAATCGGCTCGTAATTATCAATTAAAAAGCATTGTTCTTGAAATCTTCTTTCGGCGCGGGCGTTGTCTGGCTCATCGATGAATTTAGTAGTTTCATCGGCGCCTTCGCCTGTTGTAGTCTCTTCTCCAGTCTTATCAGAAGCGGCAGTTTCTGCTGGTAATTCATCGACTGCTTTCGCAAATGTCGGGGTACCGCCCGGGCCGCCTGCACTTGTAGTTATAAAACTTTTTAAAGGTATCTCCCTTGCCTTGGGTCCTTGCGCAAATTTTACGTCTGCTGATGCCAAGCCTTTGCTTCTCAAAACTTCATTAACAGCCTTTCTCAAGAGCTTTGTATTAAAATTCTTTTGGCGAGTGGCGCCTACACCGGAGCCTTTTATGCCTTTTGAAAGCCTTTCGCGATCTTTGATCGCTAAAGTTTTAGCTTCGTTAACAATTTCTTCAATTGGATATTCTGATGGTTTTTTTGCCATTTTGATTTACCGCCTATGACTCAACAATTTCTAGAAATATTTCTAAGTCTAAAGGAATGTTAATACTGTCGCCATATTCAACATGAGCTTCTGTGGGGGATCTATTTGCCCAAGCAATAACCCACCAGTAACGTGAGTCTCCATAAAACTCTTGTGCTAGTTTGTAGAATCTATCACCCGTTCTCCAGATATGAGTTCGCATTGCAATTCTTGCCAATTCTTCAGGCGTTGGATGTCTTAAGGCTGGCGTACCATAATGACGTACAAAGCTAACGCCTCTTTTTGCAAAGACGTGACGGTACATATCATTAGTATTTAAGAAAAGTTCTTGTGTTTCATATCTGTCTGCCATACCTTAAATTACCTTTCCCTTGGGGGAGCTAAAGAGGCTATGATGGCCTCATCCTTAATTTCGTTATTGACCCGTGCTCTTTCAGCAGAGTCAAGAAATTTTGATTTTAATCCATATTTGCGTGGGGGAAGCGCGTCGGCCAAGGCAGGATCAAGTTTGAATTGATGGGAGTCAGATAAAAGGCCTGGCTCTGGTCGATCAATTGAACCTAGCATAGTACCCTCTGCGTCGCCACTCAGGAGTGAACTTTCAGATGCATCCAAGTCTGGGCTAACACTGTGAGCTTCTTCGATCCTCGCCATGGTCATTGTCTCATCTGCTGTTAGTGACCTGGGTGCAGCAGTTGAAATAGTATCTGTATTGGATATATTATAAGGAAATCTTTTCATTGCATTGCCCCTAGCATTGCCATCTTGTTGCCATCCTAATGAATGTTGATGAATGATAGCCAATTGACAACTCAAGTCGATTAGTTTAGGAAACATCATTGTTTGCCCTCCGACATCCTCTACTACAAACCCAGCCTCCACATTTGGACTAAAGCTCAGCCCACTCATCGCAGCTGCAAGGCCGGATGTTTCTGCTGTTCCGCCAAGTGCAGTATTGCTAGCTATTAAATTGGCAAATTTAACTTTAACAACCGGGCTGCCTTTGATAGTCGAAGCTTCACTTCTGCGACGGCCAGTCCTTTCATAAACTGGATATTGCATTGCTGCCAACAAAGAACATCTACGTAAGTTTTCCTTTGCCTCAGCCGCGCTATATGCTGGAATTTGCCAACTTATGCTAATTTGTCTGCTTGTTCCTTGAAAAATCTGAAATGGATCCATTCTTCCGTAAACTTCTTCTGTATTATACTTGGCATTAAAACTATCATCCATTTGGGTTAAAAATGCTTTAAATGTAACTCTTCTTTTTGTTGGCACATGATAAAAATCTAGTGTTATGCCAGATGAGCTGCCATTTTTGTAATATGAATTTGTTGCATCTACTGACATTTATTAACCTCCACCTGCATTCTTGATTATATCAACAATATAGGGTTCAAAATCTTCCTCTCCTATGCTTAAATAGAACTTATATGAATTTCCATCAACTCCGCCGGCTCCTCTTTGTTTTATTACAGGAGATGTACTAGCGGCAGGAGAAGCAGCTGCTGGTGCGGCTGAAACTGCAGCTGTTGCATATCTAGTTGCCATGGCAGGAGCGGTTATGTTCTCGCCGGCAAATCCAAATTTTTCAGTTGCGTTGGCAAACTCAACATATGTACCAATTGCTTTGCCTTCCATGCCTTCTGCTAGCTCAGCCAATTCAATAATATGATTTTTCATATTCGCCAAGTCTACGCCGCCGGCAGCTGCCACTTTTCCTAAGCCACCAAACATATTTCCAAGTGCGGTTAAATCTGCAGTTGATATGGTTCGTAAAGCCAATCCAACAAGTGTAATTCCAGCGGCAAGCATTCCAAAACCAACAAGCGCTGCAGTAGAAACAACTGCCATAACTTTCATTGTAAGCGCCAATACACCCATCGCAAGAGAAGTCGCTAACATTGCCTCTGCTGCTTTTAAGCCGCTCTCTCCTAACAATACGAATCCATAAACTGCCAAGAATATACCGCCACCAATCATCAATATTGCTGCGCCGACTGTTGCTAATGGTATTGCTGCAGCAGCGCCTCCAGCCGCCGAAGCCAAAAGACCTTTTGCCATAAAGAAGAAGCCTGCGGCAAGTATGCCAATTGCAGCTGCAGAAGCAAGAAGCGTTGGTGCATCAAATTGCTTGAAAGCAGCTGCCAGAGTTGAAAAAGCTTCTGCGGTAAGATATATGGCGGCGCCAAGACCAGCCATGGCAACACCATACGCTGCCACTACTGCTGCTTTAGCCATCATGCCGGCTGAATCTATTACTGCACCGACGCCGCCGGCTCCTTGAGTCACATTTTGCCTTTGCAAAGCAGCTGTTTCGGCATTAATCTCTGCTATTCTTTTTGCAGAAGCTGCGGTGTCGACTGCAGCCTGCTTTTTTCTCATTGCGATCGCGACCAAAATATTCGTTTTTTGTGTTGCCGCGGCTATAACACCAAATGCATAGTATGCTCTAATTCCGATCATAAGTAACTTGAAGCCGGCAAGGACCCCGACAATAATCGGAATGATACCTTTATTTTTATCGTTGAAATCTGCAATTCCAACTACTATATCGTGAAAAAACCCAACAACCGGCTGGATGCCAATTGCAAAATTTTCCATCATTACTTTAAGCATCTTTACGGTATCCATTGCGCGGCGAGCTTGCTCAGCCATGGCTTCTTCTTCTTTTGCCACCAATTTCATTTTCGCTTGCATCTCATCAAAGGCCTGGATGTCGCCTTGAAGCACCTTTAACGCCAGCGATGTGTCTTTAATTCCTGACAATCTAGCAAAAGCCAAGACGCCGCGGGGATTAGCAGCTAATTCTGCTGCCCGGGCACTGTCGTGCATTTGTTCTACCAAAAAGCGCATGCGATCGGCTGAGTCAAGTGCCATCATCTCCATAGGATTGATTACTTGCGCACCCATCAAAGCATTGAGACTAGCGGCAGCTTTACCGGCGCTTGCAATTTCATCAAACTGTTCAGTAAAGTTTAAAGCGGTGCTTATATCTGTGTTCAAAGCCATGGCTGCAGCTTTCATTTTTCCAAAAACGTTTTCCATGCGATCGCCGTAATGTGCTAGCTGTTTTATTGCCTGTCCAAAGTCTTCTGTAATTGTGCTAGCGGCGACGCCAAGAGAATCAGCGAGGCCGGCCAATTGCCTAGTAAGATGCTCTGCTTCAGGTGCAGTTTTTCCTAAAGCGCCCATCATAAAGTTTAAGTTTTTTGATGCAGTTGCAGTATTAACGCCAGATTTCTCCAATGTTGCAACTAAAAGCGATAGAGAGTCTTGTGTTTGCTTGTTCATAAGACGAAATCTGCTAAGATTCTCTTCCAAGCTCTGAAAGGCTGCAGCTGCCTCTGCAATGCCAAGCCCTAGGGATCTAAATGATGTACCTAAATTTTCAATTTGATCAGCGTATTGTCCACCAGAGCTTGTAGATTTTTCAAAGCCGGCTTGTACATTGAAAGTTTCGACTGCCAAGCCCATGGTTGCTTCTTGAACCTTCATTACGCTGGATCCAATGGCATTTTCTAGAATTGCGCCGGCATTTTTTCCTAGTTGTCTTACCATATCGCCGGCGCTTTTTAATCCGCCGCCGACTTTGATTACTTCAACAAAACTGCCGTAAAGCGTATCTTTCCACTGAGAAGTAACTCCAGTCCATCCAGCTAATTCTTTGCCGACTCTTTCAGAATGCTTGATTACTTTTTCTGTTACGCCAATTGATCGAGTTTGCTCGTCATTAAACTGCCTCATTTGCTTTAATTGATCTTCATTTAATTGAAGAATGCTTTGCAGCTGATTTTCTTTTTTCTCAAGAGCGAGGCGCTCGGCTTCGTTTAATTCGCCTTTTAGTTTTTTTTCTTCTTTTGTCTCTAGAAGCGTTTCTAGTTGAGCTTTTGCCCGGGCCTGAACTATTTCTAAATTGCCCTCTAGAAGATCTCTTGCAGATTGAGCTTCTTCCCGCAAAGATTGTAAAATATTCAACTCTTCTTCGCGGCCTTTAAAAATTTCACCCTGGGCTAATTTAATCTCGGCGTTTTTATTAGCTAGCTCGATTGTAACATCGCGCATTTCTTTTAATATAGCCAGCCTTAGTTCTTCTGTTTCATTCGCCATTCAGATTATATCCTATTCGAAAGGCCACTTTAGACCGGTCTTTCTTTCAAATTTATTTACGGCCGAATCAAGCATTGCCCTGCTTCTATAAGTTTTTGGATCATTTAAACCATAATCAGATATCGCATCCAAATACTTTTTTTCACGTGTTATCGCGTTACGAAAGGCAGAAAGCTGAGATGAAGTTCCTCGCACCTTGACATTAGAAGGTATACCATAATCTTCCCAGAACATTCTACGAAGAATGGTTTTGATGCCATGACCCAAAATACTTAAAAAACTCTCTGTTACCTCGCCTTTGCTTTTTATATTTAAGTCGATTATAACAGGTGCCAAATTATCTTCGTTGATTTTCATAGCAAATCCCCACTCTTATAGAGTAAATAGTTATTTATAAAATAAAAGACCAGACATAAGCCTGGCCTTCGTTTTACCTTCTTTTAGCTTTAGATGAAGCTTCTTCGTGAGCTTCCTTTTCCATCTCAAATTGCTTTTGAAGTCTTTTCACAAACCACATTCTTATTATTGTCGGCAAATTGTATGCTTCCAAGAAACCCCATCCACCATGATATTTCATTAAAAACAATTGCTCATAAACATTTTGAATGTAATCATTAGTTAGGCCAAAAAAAGTCCGTAGTAAACGGCACCTCCATGTCTTGATCGTAAAAACACTCTTGGCAAGCAAACGGCTGAGTCATATCAACCGTTGGTGTATTTTTGGCATACTCTTTTCTTAAGAACCTTGAATCCATGGCCGGCATATTGTCGACGAATTCATTAATGAAGCGGCGATCTGTATTGCCATTCACTGAAACCAACAAAGTCTTCAATTGATTTGTTAAAAGATTAGAAACCTTTTCAGTATTTTTGTTTCTTACATTGCTATTTTTGACCAGCTGGTTTTCATCTTTGCCAGTCAACAATCTCAAAGCCACTGTTGCATTTGTTCTAGGAAGTTGCAAAGTTATATGACCATTCTCATCCAAACTCGCGCCTTGCTCAACAATATCATCAGCCGTGACAACTTTCACATCATCCAAATTGAATTCATGATCTTGAGACGTGCCGCATGCTGGACATGATATCTTTGTTTGGTAAAGAGGGCCATAGCCTGTAATCCTGGCTTTTACGACCAGTGCATTCTTATCGCATACCAATAAATCATTAACCTTGACTTTCTTGTCAATAATAATATTTTGCAAGAATCGGTCCAGCGCCAAGCCTTTTCTTAAAAGAGACTGCGAAGTTAAGATATCTTCATCTTTCGCTGTCATGAAACGAATCTCCAAGCTTTCTTGACCGTACAAGGGATGATCTTCTGGATAGAATTTTCCTTGTGAGGGCAATTCAACAAACTCTGTTGGCCGGGGCATTTGAAATGCCGACGCTTGAGTTTGTTCGTTCATAAGCTCGGGGACAGGAATATCAGCAGGAACGTTTGGCGAACCTAAACGCTCTTCATTATTTCTAGCACCCATTTTTACCTCATTTGTTTTTTAAATAATACAATACTTTATCGTAAATTTAAAGCTTTTTTAAGTGGTTGGGACACCTTTTGCGTTTTCGGCCCAATCATAGCGGAAAGTAACGTCCAATGTAACCATTCCGTCGCCGCTATAATCTAGCTCGCCCCATTTAATATCAGTTGGCCATGCATTATTGAGTGTCCAAGTTTCTGATACTTCTGTATTAGGTGTCGTTCTTCCCAGAGACTTTGCTCCGTTAGAGTCTAAGGTTTGGATCTGAACTTGATTGAAAGCCTCAACAGCCGAAGCCTTTGTGATGGTTCTTTGTGTTACCAAGTTTGGATCAGTTGGAAGAGTATAGCCCATTGAGATAAGAGCGTCATAGAGTCCTTGAGTCATATCATTAGCACCGCCGGGATCAACAAATGAAATCGTAACAGGATCCCATTCGGCTATTCCGGGGTAGTAAAAAGTGTGATTTAAATACTTGTGTGGAGTTTCACCAACTTTTACACCAGGACGGCCGGCTTTTGTAGCATAATATCTCGAATTCGTAAGGCCTGGAATCAAAACAATAAACTTATATTGTCTTTTTGGCTCTAGCGTTGATGCTGCCCAGAAAAAATTTGTCTCATTTGCCATTTAAATTACCCTCCAACGGTATTTCTAATAATAATTAGGTCTCTATAACTTTTTTGTTTTATTAATCTTCGAATGATGCTCCTGACCTGCTGACCACAAAGTCAAGTGCAATAAATTCAATTGCTCTGGCAGGCTTGAGGAAAATCTTTGCATACATGATATTTCTATCAATCAAATCTTCAGTTGTTGTAGACTCGTCCAAGACAACCTTGAAGTCTGTTAAGCCTAAGCCAACCTTAATATCGCGCAAGAAGGGAATCGCTCTGCTCGTAAAGTTTGCCCAAGTTGAAGGCACGTTCTGCTCGAACAGAGTAGTCGCTGCAATTCGCGAAATCTCCTTTTTGATGAAGATCATCAATCTTCTTACGTTAATTCTGTCTAAAGCGGAAGGTGTCACTTGCAGTGTCTTCTGACCGAAGATGACAATGCCTTCTGCTGGGAATGTCGCAATTGGGTTAATGTTTGCCTCATAAAGCTCGTCGCGCATCTTTGATGTCAAGCGCTCGCGAACTCCAATAACCGGAACGCCGGCTGAGCCTTCTGTCAAGCCGCCGCGTGTGAAGCCTGCAGGAGCAAACCACAGTGCGGATTTGGCCTGTGAGCTAGCAAAGGTGCCAATTGCTGCAATCGAGGGAGGAGCCCATAGGATCGATCCATTAATCGAATCTCTGATGCGAACCCAAGGATAATATGCGCATGCATAACTTGAATTCAAAGCTCGGTTTCTTAAGTTAGTAATAGTTGTTGTATGACTACCATAAACTTCTGCACCAGATTCCCACTTGGGCTGATAGCCACCCTTGAGATCAACAACCGCTAAGGCATCGCCTCTATCTTCACAAGTATTGATCAGGTGATTAGTCAGTCCCTCGTGCCAAAGGCCAGGGATGGAGGCCATGTTCATTTCTACAACCTCGGGATCTGTAAGTGTATCAATCGCTTTTTTCACACTATAGAAAGCAGAGCTATTTTTCTCTGTCTTGTCTTCCATTGAAGTGCTATTGAAGGGATCTCTTTCGGTAATGTTAATACCGTCAAAGCCACCTACAAGAGGAATTGTAAAGCGATTGTGGCCGGCATCAAGAATATCCTTGTAGCTGCCACTGGTCGCTGTTACTGAATTACCAGCCATGCGACTGCCGCTTTGGTAAAGGACAATTCCCTCTCCATCTTTGCGCAAATCGTCTAATGTAAAGATAAATGCAGTTTCTGTTGAGTTCGAACTAACGCCTGTTGGTAGTCTGCGTGCTAAATCAATTGTGCTTTCATCGAAAGCTATTCCGGTTTCTGTTCTCCTCATATCAACGCCAAAGTAGGCATCGCGAGGAGAGCCTAGGCTATTATCAACAGAGCCTGATCGAAGCGTAAATGTTGGGAATTGCATGTGAATTGTCGATGCAATTGAATTTGCATATGTTAGGCCCTCATTGGCGGATTGACGCGTGTTGGTGACGTTCATCACTACAAAACGCGGTACTGTTCCTGACAAGATGTTGTAGCCGCTGGGGCCGCCTTTGGTGGCTGAACCGACAATGCTTCCCGAACCGATAACGAATGCTGCGTTGAAGGCAGTACTGCCATCACCAAAAGCTGTGGATCCAGTAGCAGTATGAGCGATGCTAAAATTCTTGAATTTTGTCGGACCATAAAAGCCGTAAGGCAATAGAAGCGGATCCGCTACGCCGGCATCGACGTCGCCGTCCATTTGAATATAAATGTACTGAGACAAGTTCTCATAATTTCCCTTATGAATATATCTCTTAGTATCTTCATCCCACTCAGTGTAAGAATCACCAATTTTTCTAGCAACATAATTGACAGAATTTGGATTAAGATTGCAGCCAGTGAAGCTTTCTAATATTCTTACTGCACCGTCATTATCATCAATCTTTCGCACCACTACGGTGAACGATCCATATGGATTGTAGGTGTCTGTTGCAACTCGAACGTCTTGAATAGAAATTTTTATGCTACTTTGTGCCCATTCTCCACTATCAAGAGCATGAAACTTAAATAGCTTTGAAGTGTGATTTGGATGATTGGTTGGATCGAATCCGCCGACTGGGACGCCAGTACCCTGTCTTAAATCCTGAGAAATAATCCATCCTGTACTAGACTTTTTAGCTCCTTCTCGGTGGTGTTGCCAGGAGCTAGTACCTTCGCGTAGGCCCAGCACAACACCCATGTAACCATTAGCATCAGAAGAGGCAACCAAATCGCTAACAGCTCTATCAAATGTCTCTCCGATCCAATAAGTTTGTCTATTATCTTGATTACGTGATAAATTACTTGTTAAAATTGGATTAGTATTTAAAGCTTTGCGAATATATTTTTCACTATTCCGATCAAAGTTGAAATCTGTTTTCTTTGTTATATTTCCATCTCTATCTTTAATAACAGCTGTAAAAGTTTTGCCTGTCGCCTTGCTGAGTGTTAGCACAGCAGTACCAGTTACCTGCATAGCGGCAGGACCAGGGACCGCACCACTTAATTCGAAGCTGCCCTCTGTCAAGTACACAACAGCCGCTAGTGATCCAGTAGCAACGTTGCTTGGACTGGCGCTGGAACCGGTTGTAGGTGCAATAAACAATCCATACGCTCCGCCGTTGGCGTTTCTGTCAGTGCCAATTTCAGCAGAGGTGCCAACGGCCCCTTTGAGCCAAGTCTCCCAGCCACCATAGCCAGCATATGCATTCGCCTTGCTGTGCTGTTCTCCCAAGAGTCTAACATAAGTTAATGGGTTAGCGTTTCGCAACCATGCTTGTGCAGCATACATACCATACATCGGCGTTGTTTGATTGCCTTCTCTCCAGACGTCACTGCCTTGACCTCCCGGCATGGGAACACCAAAAACGTCAACAAACTCCGAAAAAGAGTTGACTTTCGTAGGCCTCATAGAAGGACCTTTTGGCGCGCGGCCAATAATTACAGGACCGATCGCGTCGGGCACTGCGGGCAATTGTGAATTATCGATCTCATCGATAAAAACACCGGGTGATACAAACTTAAATTTTTTAACAGACATTTACCAGCTCTCCTTTTAAAAAAATAAAAAATCTAGGGAAATCCAATATTATTTCTTAAATAAATAGTGTTATCTTTAACCAAAAACCAATTTTATTAATCGCGATAAAAAGCACCTTCGTCTAAGTTTTCATTTATATCACCGACAATAACTCTTTCACGCGGAATTCTGACTTCAACTGCGTTTTCTCTAATGACAACACGAGGCTTGACTTGATTTTTATCCTCGCCTATTAAATACCCCATAACTCTCATGTTTATTTTGGTCTGAAATTTTCTTTCTTCCTCTGACAAATTAGATATATTGTTGTCGAACGAAAAATCACCATCAATAAAAGCTTCGTAATGATGTTGATCTTCTGTGATAAAAACAGAATTAATTCCGCGAGGCTCAGGAACTGTTGCGAAAGGCACAATCAAATCATTCATGTGCTGTTGATATTCAGTTCGAATAGTCACTCCATAGGTCACTTCAACATAAACCGGGGCGGGCGTCGAAATGGTTTGATAAACTACTTTTTTGTTTTTTCTAGGAAAATTAAGCTGTCCTTTTCTTCTTTGTGCATCTGCGCGAGCGAAATTTCTAGTTTTTTCTTGGTTAATTCTTCTTGACATTACGATCGAGCCGCCCTGCTCATCGTTCATTGCGAGTACATTTCCAAAGAACCTCTTTGTTAAATCTTTATTGAAACCAGTCCTTTCAATAGATATAAGTGGTAGGTTAAACGATCCATCTCTATCATTTCTTAAGTCGCGATTATGCTTCACGTTGAAGGATCTTTCTGCGCCGGTCCAAATAACTGGTACTTTTTTCCATCCTTTGTTCTTAAGAACTTTTAAATTCAATTCCTCATCAATCCAGTTATAAAGCGCTTGATCAATAGTCTCAATGGTCGAAGGGTTAATAATTTTTTCATATATAATAGATGGATCTTCAACTTCTGAGTGATCATGATTTTCGTCTTCTCTACGTGGCATCGAATAAACCCTCTCTTGCTCTTATTGCTTTAGCTGAAATCTCAAATCTGTGATCGATTTGGCCAAACAACTGCTTTGGCTCTTTGAGTGTAACTAGCTCGTAATAAAAGTCACCATATAAAATAAAATCGCCTTCTCTAACAAATAGGTCTTGGTCTTCAGTTAATCTTCTTTTGTGAAAATGTACTGTTAAAGAAACATTTTTATCCAAACCATAATGATCTGTGAATGTTTCAGTTCCATCCCACTCAACCAAAGCATAAACTCTTACAGGCGGCAGAAAAGATTTGTTGACTGCTTCGCCATATAAAGAATGATAATTTGTAATCTCCAAATCAACAGGATAATAGACAACCTGCTGGCCAACGACTCTTTCTATAAGCTCGTCATTGACTTGCTTTACTAAATCTCTCTCTTTTTTGCCCAAAAACATTGGAGGAGGAGGCGAAGAAGGCTGACTCCATTTATCTTTTTCTGCCATTGTCTACCTCCTAGCCCACAAACACGCCTAGAGGAGCGTTCATTAATATTTCATTTGCGGCCTTTACAGTTTCTGACTGTGTTGTTGTAAGTTTATTATAAGTTAACTCATCCAATATTGTTTTGAGTTCTTCTCTTAATTTATCCTGCTCGTCTTTTGCTTGGGAAAGTAATTCCGAATGGTTTAAAGTTACAGACTCTCCAGGAATCGGAATTGTTGAAAATTTTCCACGTATCTGCCCTAGCATTTCTTTTGATAAAGCTAAGGCAAAGCGACGAATCCACTGTTTACCTATGCTGTTGATGCTTTTATAAGGAATATTAGCAAAAGGTAAAGTATTCATATTATTAATGCCTGAAACTCCAACTCTTCTATCTTCTTCTTCCTCCCATGCATCTTTATGAATTGTAAATTGAACCCACATCTTTCTTACTTGTATGCTTCTAGGTTGCGGAAAAATACGTATTTTGTTGTTTTTTAACTCGTAGCTATAATGAGAATTTCTTGTCCATATTGCGTCCTCATATGCCATGGCTTGTAGTTTATTTTGGTATGGAGGAATAACTTCAAATGTAGAATCATCTGCAAACATTCCATATGTCGACAAATTTCCAACAGAGTTCAAGCCACCATAATATCCAAAAAACCTCCACATCGAGTGTGGCGTCTTATAAAAGACTTTCTTAATCTTAACCTTTCGATCGTTAATATCCAGGCTTGAAGAAAAGCTACTGCTAATAATAGCCTGCAAATCATAATCAGTTTGTTTATCATTAATAGTGAAGGACGCTGAGTATTCGTTTTCATAGCCATCTAAGCCAATTTCGGCTGCGATGCCATCAGCTATCCTTTCTGCATATGCAAATCTGAATTTGGGGTATTTAAGCTCAATATTAGATCCCGGAGAATTCGAGCCGGAAAGAAGGCCATCATGATCAAAAGATCCAGTTGTGTTACCAAGCATATTTGGCAAAGAATTTTTTGCCTGGTGGATGTTAACTATGTAAGAATATTCCAGCACTGCCTCTTCATAGGCCGTAAAAATATTCTGCTCAGTCAACTCGACATCTAAAACATCGCCACCAAGTTTTTTGTAAGTATAAGATACTTGATCAATAGCGCCAGAGATAAAATTTGTATCATACAGGCTAGAATTTGGATCTGCATAAATACCAAAAGCATAATTCACAATCGTTGTTGCATTCGATAATGCACCGGTAATTGGTAAAACTATGGCACTAGTTTGACTAACGGGAGTTAAAGTGGGTTTCGACATTCATGGAGCCTCCGATGTAATAATTAGTTTATAAAAATAGAAAACCCCGCCTCAGAATACCAAGACGGGGTTTTTGCTATAAATAGCTGATCTTATTAAACAAGATCTTGACAGATAACCAAGCCATACATATCAGGACGAACCATCTGCTTCGCATAGCGAGTCATCACGCCCTTACGGGGCACGAAATCCTCAGTACCGAAGATGGTCGGCGTGACCTGTAGGGGCACGTATGGAGCGTAAACATAGCCGCTTTCGAGGAAGCTGCCACCCTTACGACCAACGAGAACAAGGTTACGACGGAAGTAAGGATCAACGTACACATCCCACTTCTTGCTTAAGCTGCCAACTTTAACAGCACCGACTGTACCAGTGTCAGTGTCAACACCGACATTAGCGCGGAATCCGGCAGTGAACTCAAGTAGGTTTGCAACTTCAGGTGATGTCACGATGAAGTTTGCGCCTCCACGAAGAGTCTTTCTGTGGATCTGAGCTGATACTTCGTTAATGGTCTCGACAAGAGTCTCGTACCACTCACTTACTGTACCAGTGAAGTCGGGGCCGGCGAGGGACGAGCTAACAGCTAGCTGCTCGCCAGTCTCGCGATTTAAGAAACGACCCGGGAGACGTGACCAGTAAAGCGTACCAGCATGAGCACCTGTAATAAGATCCTCAAGAATCTCACGATCAATTTCAAGAGCAATGTGCTCGGAGAGAATTGAAGTAAGCTCGACCTCAGCGTCCAAGTTATGGTAGGCGTTAAGATCCTGACCAAGCTCTGGGGTCCACTTAGCCTTGAGCTTCTTCGTCACCGCGGTCACAGCAATGCTGTCGACCTTGATGTCGATCTCAGGGATATCTTGGCTAACCTCATTCGCAAACGCAGTAGCCACAGCCTGATCGCCTGAACTCTCAAGCAACCACTCTGAAGCGCCCTTGACAGCGCCGATTGCGTTAGCAGCGTCAAAGTTATCAGCTGTTGCGTAATGCCAAACAGTGCTGGGGTTATTGCCGCCCAATGAACCAGACACAGTAGCCATAGTGGTACCGGCGTCAGGCTCAATAACAAAACGAATAGTGGTTTTGCCCAAGCCCGGGACAAAGTGGGTTAAGCGACGATGCAATGTAGCATTAATATCAGTAGAAACGTTAATTGCGGCCAAGTTGTCCAAATTAAGCTCTTCGCCGCCTGCCTGGAATATACTAGCAGAAACATCAACAATGAGAACGTTTGAGCCGGAAAGGTCCGGATCATACTGAACCATCTTCTCTAGCTGATTGACGCTGGTGAATGCCGCACCTCCGCCGGGGGAGCCGCCGTTGAGGATACCGCCGCCAAGGCTGGGGGTGCTAAGAGAACCGACTGTACCGGATGCATGAACGATAATGCCGTTCGTCGGCGTAACATTCGCTAGCGGGGAAGCATAGCCGTTGCGAAGGTTGTAGAAACCGCCGCCATCATTAGCGGAAAGGTTAACACCACCTGTCACCTGGCTTGCAACCACGTTACCGCCATAGACAGAAACATCAGCCAAGTCGCCTAGGCGAGCATCAGTCTGAGTAAAGTCAAGGAAGAAGATGAGGCCAGAAGGCAAGCTCATCGGTTGCACGGAAACAAGATCGTTAGCGATCAAGGATCCGAAAACACGACGAACGATTGGGAACGCAACAGATGCGAAACCTTCAACGTCGCCGCCGGCCATTGTGCTGGCCTCTTTCAAAAGTTGTGAAGCCTGATTCTCAAGGAGTCGGGCCATTGAATTCTTGGTATAATCGTTACCAAGACCCTCAAGAAGACCAGTGCGTTCCCATTTATCCATTAGGGCAGCACCTTCTCTCTGTAGGTCGCGGTTAACAATACCTTCAGTTAATTTATCTAATACAGACATTTTTAAACCTCCTATATATTGTTTTATTTTAAGCCTGCAAGGGTTTTCCATCTAGAAAGTGATGGATCATCCTTCTTTGTTGCACTTTGGTTTCTATTCCTACCATGCAACAACAAACCAGCGGAAGAATTTTTAACGGCTTCACTCAGTGATTGTGGCTCTCTTTTTGTTGTTGTGCTGCCCACTGCGTTCTGAAGAGTTTCAAAAATAACTTTTGCTTCTTCGACTGTTTCGGCCTCTGAAATAGCTTCGACAATTTTATTTTTTTGCCGCTCATTTAAGGAGTCGCTGATTAAGACCTTATTTGTATATAATAGTTTAGCATTGGTTAGAGAAGACTCTGTTAATTTATCTTTCATAATATAAATTGTTTCTCTTAACTGTTCTTTCTCTTCACCATGCGTTTGATTTTCAACTTTAAGTTTCTCAAGTGCAGATTTTAAAGCTTCATTTTCTTCTTTAATTTCTGTATCCTCTGCACGAGCTAAAAGTTCTTCTTGTGCCTGCGCCAATTGGCTAGCTGGCATGCCATTATTTCCCCATCCACTGGAAACTGGCTTGATATCGACTACTAATTCTTCCAAAATAGAAGAAAGAAGGTTCTCGTCTAATTCAATCTCTTCTTCAACATCAAGCTCTTCCTGCAATGGAGCGCGGAGTTCGTCATCTTCTAAAGCATCGGATCCTAAAATATCTGACGCCAAAGTCTCTTGGCTCTCTGGTTTTTCTGGCATTTCATCATCAGGCATTTTGGTAAGCTGATCTAGATCAACCTCAAATGTGTCCTCTTCCTCTGGACATGGACAAAGCTTCTCGCCGTCGACGGTGACAATAGGCATGTCCTTAAGTGCGGAGTCTTCTTCTGGCTCTTCGCCTGGAAGTGGTGCCTCTGCATCTAAATCCATTGCTTCATCACCCATGTCGGGTGCAAGTTCTGGTTGCTCTAAAAGAGTTTCAACCGCTTCTTTAATCTGATTGGAGTATTTCTCAACAATCATATCTTCTGCATTTTTAAGTGCAGCTTCACGCAGTGCTTCTGCGTCGACTATTGCTTGTTCTAACATTGATGACATTTATAATCTCCCGTAAAAAAACGTAAATTATCAAAATAAATAGTATTATATATGCATAAAAGAAGAAATTTTATACACCCACTTGGATGCCTTATAACATACACATATAAAAAAGCCCCTAGAGCATAACTCTAGAGGCTTTATATTACAACTTATTGTTGCAAATTGTTAAATAATTTAAATTATTTTTGTAATTTAGCAACAATCTCTTTAAGCTGAGCGATCTGATCCTGCTGAGCCTTGATAGCACCTGCAAACAAGGTCGACATTCTTGAGTAATCAATACCACGACCTTCGCCGTTAGCATCAAGAGCACAAATTTCAGGAACAACCTTCGCAACATCCTGAGCGATGAAGCCAATTTCGCTTTTACCTGTGGCAACTTTGTCATAGGTAGTTGGCTGCAGCTTCATGACCTTCTCAAGGCAGTTATCCATTGTCTGGATGTTTGTCTTGAGAGTACGATCAGAATAAGTAACGAATGCATCAGCGCGCATGTTGCCATGGCCAGTCTGGACGTCAATTGCAAACCCAGAGCCTGGTGCTCTGCCAATTCCAACTGCGTTTTCAGACTCATCCCAGAGGAAATATCTTCCGGAAGTAGCACCGAAGAACTTAACATCGTAGCCAGTATCATCAACACCAACAGTAATTGTACCGTCAGCCTGAACGTTACCGTCAATGTCGACTGCATCAAGATTTGCAGTTCCGTCAACGTCAAGATCAGTACCAACATACAATTTCTTGGCAATACCGACACCACCAGCAACTTGCAAAATACCGGATGTTTTGCTAGATGCATCTGTAGTGCCTTCTAGGAGCACGCTACTAGCAGCCTTGAGTGAGCCGCTGAATTCTGCTGTGCCGTCAACTTCAAATCCACCAACGTTTGTGATGTTCTGGCTGCTTGCATTAAGCGCTTGGCCGAGAGTATCAGCATGAAGTGCAACAATGTGAGCCTGAGCAAAACGATCAGATCCGCCGCCCAAATCATAAGTGTTATCAGCATCTGGTACCAAGTCAGAAGCTAATTTACCATTGAAGTAAATGTTGTCTGCCTGACTGTTAGCATTGGAACCAAGGTTGATAGTACCTGACATAGCAACGCCGCCGGCTGCAGTAACTTGACCAGTAAGTGTAGAAGTTGAAGCAACGGACAAAGTGCTCTTAAGAGTTGCAGCTCCAGTAACAGCAATAAGACCATCAAACAATGCTGCGCCGTCGACGCTCAATGATTGACCGACCATCATGTGGCCAGATCCTGAGATGCTACCAACAACACCCAAAGCAGAACCGTTCCAAGCAAGGTTTGCGCTTTCCGAGAAGACGCCTGAACCATTGCTGAAAGCAATTGCTCCATTGCTTGTTAGGCCAGTAGCCTGCAGGGTAGTTGCTTTAACGTTACCGCCAGAGCTGTAAATAACAGCTTTACTGTTGACAACAGTATCAGCAGCAGCGCCATCAAGCAAGTTAAGTTCACCCGCATCTGAAGTAACTGCTGCACCAGCTAATTGTAAACCACCTGCTTTAGCGACGTTGAAATCAACATCGTTAGCCAGTGCTAAAGACTGATTTGCAAGAGTCATGATATCGGCATCCGCATCACAACCAATTGTTGAACTATTGTCAACTGCCAAGCTTTTGAGAGCTGTGTCGCCATCAGCGTCAACTGAGAATCCAGTCATTGTGATAGTAGCAGCTCCCAAGTCAGCAGAAACGTCCAAGTCGCCCGTAACATCCATGCCAGCGGCGTCGACCGAAGCATATGCTGTGCCAGCAATATTAAATTCAAGCTTTGCGCCTGTGTGCTCATAAAGAACTGAAGCAACAGCGTCAGTGCCGCTAACGCCACCGATCTGTAAACCACCGCCGTCAGCTGCAGCAGATGCTGATCCTGAAGCAGCAATGATCAATTTGTCAACCACCTCAAGAACCGTTTCGGTTTTGTTAACAGTGTTGCTGTTAATTTCGTTAACGTCCAAGACATCAATCTTAGCGTATGAAGCTGTTAGCTGACTAACTCCACTAAGAACTGTGCTTCCGTCACCTGTAATATTACCATTTGCAATAATGTTGTTAGTGAAAGTTATATGATCTGCGAACGTTCTTGCGCCGGAAATTGAATCTTTAAGATCAATACCAGATGCGCCGAGCTGCAGAGCATCGCTGTCAACTTTAGCAATAAGCTTGTTACTGCTAAATTCCATGCCTGGATTTGTTGCCAAATCAATTGCGATTGAAGCATTAGCTGTGCCATCAAAAGTAAAGTCAGCGATACCATTGCCGTCTGTTAAGCTATACTCGTTTGTTGCAACGAGTCTTTGAGTTTGAGAACCAGCTCTTCTCAAAGCTAGCTTTGCGTCGGTGCCTGAACCAGTTGTATAAAGCTGGACTTCGCCCTGATTAGTAGCAGCATGCGAACCAGAAGCCAAAGCCTCTAGAACAATAGATTTTCCATATTGTGTAGCCAAAATAAACCCCTCCTATAAAATACACCACTCCCGTAAGAATGGCGGGTTATGCTTTATATAGCGCTATCAAACTCGAAAATCCAATAAAAAAACGCAACACTGCTTGGCATTTGACTAATTAAGCATCTACTTATTTCTTAAGCTTTTGATTTAATTCATCAATTTGCTTTTGCTGTTTTTTTACGGCTTCGACCAAAAAAGAGATTATTTTTAGGTAATCCATACCCTGGGCGTCTTTTTTGTTATCTTCCCAGGAAACAATACCTGGCAAGACTTTTCCGACATCCTCTGCAATAAATCCATAATCTACACGTTCAGTATCTTTCCACTTAAATGAAACGCCATTTAGTTTATTTAGCACATCCATTGGGTCGTTTAAAACTTCAATATCTTTTTTATATCTCTGAGAAGAGTATGAAACAAATGCATTTGCTTTGATTTGTCCCGTTGTGTTATCATTGTTTGGAAGAGTAATTGCGTGAGTTATATCTGAATTTGGAATTCCAACGCCTAGCTTTTGGTCTACAATAACATGAGATCCGGATAAAACAATTCCCTTCGCAGCAGATCCTGAAATTACCAATATTTCTGCTGAGCCGTCGTTGTAATATATCTTAGCCTCTTTGTTTGGACCAAAATTAAATGCTGCTGATTCTCCTGCAGAGGTAAATTGAACCTCGCCGCCAATTTTAAGGGGGGAGGCTCCCTCTAATGTTCCTGCTATCTGAACAGTTGAGCCAGACAAAACAATGCCATTGGTTGAGCCAGAAATTACTAAATAATCCTGACTGCCTGAATGTTTTATCGAACACTCATTATTATTACCAAAAAATAAATATTTGTCTGTTGGTAAATTTACACTGCCATCGAAGCTGGTAGAACCAGAAAATATATGAGCATCTAGACTTGAGTCGCCAACATGCAAACTGCCAGATATCTTAAGATCATCGCCGATTTTAAAGTCGCCGGCTGTAAATGCACCGGTTACGACAACATCTCCGCCGAACTGCGCAGTGCTACCAGCTGAATTGAACAGTCTTATCGGACGATATGGCATGTATTAGTCTCCTAATACTAAGTAGACGCTACTCCAGTTACTAACCATTTCATGAGAGAATCTGTCGCAGCCACGCAAACAACATCAACATAATCTCCAGGTGCTGCCATTGCGCCGACAAAGGCCACATAATCGTGACCACCGCCGCCTGGACCTGTGCCATTAAAAACAACGCCACCGGGAGCAGAATTCGAGGACGCGTCGACAATATATCCAAACATAAAGTCATTAGAAGCGTCGCCTCTGGCTATTTTGATTCCCCGGTTGCCGGCTGTATCCAGCATAACTCGAAATTGATAACCCATTAATTGCCTAGCGCCGTCCTCAGTTGTCGCTGATGGCAGCGTAATTGTTGTATTTCCACTGGGACTGTCTTCTTGCGTCTGAATTGCTTTTATAATAGAGCCACAATATCCCATTGCGCCGGTCAAGCTCAGCGTTGATAAATTCAAATCTGAGCCGCTAAGTTCATGAATTGGCTTTTTATGACCCCAGCCGCCGTAGCCGCCATTATTAAAAGACATCGCATTGACCGTGCCGGTAGCATTAACAAAACGAACAGCGGCATAATCGGAAGTAGAGATTGTCTGAAAATCCACAGAGGGACCTGAACCGGTAGTGACTAAGTTTATAGAAAGAGCGTGTGTGCCTGCTTTCTTAATTTCAATATTGTCGCCGGCTGCATCAAGAATAATGTCACCATCGGCATCCAAAGTAAGGTGGCCACTAGTTCCCTCACTATCAAATGTGGCAAGGGTTGTGGATCCACTGCCGGCAACTTTTAAGGTAGCATATGCTTGATGGTTGCTAGCGATACCGCCGGCTGTGCCCGCAGTGGGGTAAGTCCATACCTTAAAAGATCCTGAAGTTGCTTCAAAATCAAAGGCGGAGACGCCATTATCTGTAATCGTAACAAGACCTGTGTCGGCATCTAGCTCTATATCACCATCAACATTTATAATAAGATCTGCATTATCCGCATCATCATCGATTGTTTGTATTTGAGTCGCGCCGTTGGCGGCAACAACTATTCTAAAAAAATCACCTGTGTCAGTATCATCATATATCGTAAACATTGTGTTATCACAATCGAATGAAAAATGACTTGCACTATCATCTTTGATAGTAACCTGGCCGCCATCGGCATTTAGTACAATATCATTTCCGCAATCAATGGTAAAGTTGCCGTCATCTGCAACTGAAATGGTTGTAGTGTCAGCTGCATCATCTCCTTGATCAGCACTCAAAGTAAGCGTTGCTGCTTGGGCTTCACCGCCAATAATAGCAGCAGATCCACTAACAGACAAGCTTCCTGTTATAGCTACCGAGCCGCTTATATCCAAAGTCGATGTCGGAGAAGACTTGCCAACGCCAACTTTTCCGGAATTGTCGATTATTACTTTTTGAGAATTGCCGCCGGCGCCAAAGTACAGGTCTGCTTCACTATAAAGTGTTACATCTTGATCTCCGGTGTCCCATGCAATACCCCCTGATTTGGTTCCGCCGGCTTTGGTAAAGTGGAGATTTCCACCGTTTGTATCGCCGGTGTCGATCTCCATAGTTCGAGAACTTGGTGTTACTCGAAAAGTTCCATTACTAGTAGTTAACAAGCCGGTCTTATGTGTGGCGCTATAACGCACATAAGACTGTGGTAAACCAGTTTGACTTTTAACATCAAGCGGAGCATCAGGACTAGCCGTTCCAATGCCGACATTACCGGTGAATTTATGTACATCGTCTGCGCTATTACCGAAATCTGTACTGCCGGTTGAACTAATATTAACAACCGACTCATTTACAACATTTACTTTGAACTCATTCGCCACCAAAGTACCAGAGACAAACAATGAGCCAGTTAAACGTACTATTCCAGCTGTGTAGTCATAAGTAAGATTATTGCTTCCAGAGATTATAGATCCTGAATTAATTAATATTTGAGTGTTTGAGCTGGAAACTAGCATATCTGCAGTTATAAGAGTTGTATCAGTCGATCCAACAACTATAGTAGAAATGGTTTCGTTATAATCAACTTTTGTCCAACTTGAACCGGTTGTATATACACACCAGTCGTTAACTTGCCAAGCATTTTGTCCATCTAAATTTGTTGAGCCGGCAGTATTAACTTGCCAATATTCTCCGACGCTAGCTGCCGAGGTGCCAGCAAGAACACCATTTCCATACCCACCGCTTACATGTGAGCCGGTGAATGAAACGCCACCAGACAAAGCAACGTTTGTGCTGGCGTTCCAATAGCCTCTAAATCTAGAAATTCCTATAAATGATAATTCGCCACTTGGCATTAGTTCTTCTCCTACGCTAACACTGCACTATCAGATTGTATGGGATACCATGCGGCACCGGTACCCGTTGGGTTGGCCCACAACAGTCTAATATAATCACCAACGGCATTGAAAGTCACCGTACTTCCTGACCATCCATCTGTCGCGACAGTCACTATCGCACGACCATTTGAACTTGGATCATTGCCGCCGTATACAAGCATTCTTATTTCTTTTACTTGACCTATCACCTCACCATCAGCCAAACTGTAGTTTCTGTCGGTCGTATCACTAGTATTGATGAACGATACACCGGTTGTAGCCAATGCTTGTGTGCCCCCATGGGATCCAGCAAAAGCCTCCACAGTACCAACGGTGATGCCGCTGGCAACAGTAACAATTTTATTACCCGGGATTGTCAAAGCAGTAGCATATGCTTCAGTAGCTGCTGTGCCAGAGCTTCCTCCAGCAGCCGATGTTTTAAATATGATTGAGCCACCAGAGGCAGTACCGGTACCTTTTCCACCCCTAATTGTAATATCTCCGCCTGCTCGGTCAGCAGTGCCTGAGCCAGGCGTAACATCGCTCGCGCCGATAGTAAAATTACGCCCTGTTTCTCCAGCTGTTGCATCAACATGCATAATAGTTGCGCCGCTTGCTGCAGCGGTGCCTAAAGCAATGTCGCCGCCACTAGTTTCTAAATCGCCATCTATTTGAAGATTACCATCTTGTGTAAGCTTCATTATTTCAGTGCCGGCGTCGTGCTCCCAGCCAAAATATTGTCCAGATTGATCTTCGTCAACATCAATCTTGAAAAACATTGAAGCATCTGATCTTAGATTAAAATGACCATCGGTACCACCAGTTAAATCTGCGCCGCCAACTCTTAAATCTCCCGCAATGATAATATTATTTGACGTATCGATTGAGAAAGAATTGTTAGCTAAAGATGACTCAAAGCTTTCGCCTGTATTTATAATAAAAGCATCAGCACTATCATCAATACCAATTATTGTTTTTAGAGTATTATGACCAAGCACAATAGTTCTGTCTGTACCATCAGCTGATGCGCCTATATCTAGACTGCCGGTTAAATCTAAATCGCCGCTGAGCGTTAATTCATCTAAATCCGAACTTCCTGGCTTAAACCCCATCTCTAATCTCCTTAATTCGTTGGTCCATGTGGTTCGGCGCCGAGAGTTGTCAATCCGGATCCTGTCAAAGCATACATTTCTCCTGCAGGAATACCAGTTAGCGTCGCAACAACTCGATATTCTCTATTGCCCGCTCCATCGTCGGGGGCTGAGATGTAAATCTCCCTACATTTGACGTCTTTGAACTCATATGAATCTTCATCAGAGTCTAGTTCTACAAAGTGCTTTCCATTGATTACATGACCGCCGCTTTTTGAAGTGTTAAAATGTATATAAACTTTTCCAGAAGCTGATCCGCCATGGCGTATAACTGTAACATGTTTTGTCACATAAGGAAATTCAATTTTGTGCTCTTCGTCTGCACCTAACGTTGCAGATCCGGTGATCCATGGCATGCCAGAAACTTGGTATGATCCAACATTATGAAGACCAACACCGTATTTTTTAAATGGCTTTGGGGAACTTTTGCTATATGACATCTCTTTTCTCCTAATAAATTAAATAGCTTACGAATTCAATTTTTTATTTCTTTGTATCTCAGCTTTACGCGCATTTTGTTTTTTGCGAATTTTCTCGCGGCGTCTTTTCGAAGACTTCTTCTCATAAAACATTCTAGATTTGTATTCTTCTACTATCTTTTGTTTTTTTGTTTTCTTGATAAATTTTTTGATTAGCCTATAAGGATCGCCTTTTACCTCCCTCAAGGTTACAACGACGTTTACTGCTCTTTTTTTAGACATGATTTTCCTTTTAGACTAAATGCTTCCACTTGCCATTGGCAAGATTAAGTATACCATCAATATTTACACCAGCATCATCAGGAGCCACACCAGCCAAAGGTGATCCAGTACCTGACTCTTGAGGGATTGTTTTTGTATTTTCAAAGATATCAATCTTTGTATTTACTTTTGCAGATTCGTTCAATCTGCGAATTCTTTCTTGACGTCTTTTCTCGTACTCTTCTTCTTTTCGTTGTCTTTCAGAAGGATCTTGTTTAGAAGTTACAGTTAGGCCCTCGGCAACAATTCGCTGGTTTGCCATTCCTTTAGCAACTTCTGATATAATTCCAGAAAGGACGCCCTCTTCAAAGATGCACTCTTTAATGCATTCTTTAATAAGAGGCTTTAATACTTTTTTTAATTCATTTTTCTTCAAGTTTATCCCTTTACAATATCATCAATAATATTGTTAATTTTTTGCTCTTTTGTAAGGCTGCTGTTGTTTTCGTTTAAGTATACACTAATTTCTGCGTCGACGTTTGATGTTTGCATTCTAAGATATGCGCCCGGAGTTGAAGGCTCTGAAACCATATCAAAACAAATAAGCTGAAAATCATCTTCAACAATTGTCTGTCCATTAGATTCTTTTACAGTTCCTAATCCTCTAGAAGAAATTCCAAGTTTAACATTAGCTTTAATAAGATCCTTTAAAATTCTTCCAGAAGGCGTATTCAATACCTCAAACTTGGCCATAACATTATCACCGTCCCACCACATTTTCACAGCAAGATGCGAAGTATTCTTAAGATTGACAACGCTATCATCCGGATGGTCGAGTTCGCCTAAAGCTCTACGTTCGCGAATAGATTTCTGATAGTTTTCAACTTCTCTTTGCAAAGTTTCTTTGCGATAGATTCTGCCATTGCCATTTTTTACACCAGCTTTTTGGCAGACACCAACCAGATAAACTGCGCCATTATCCATAGCATTTCGTTTTTCTGATTCTGTCATGACCTCTAGAGCGCACATTCCATCAGGACAAAGTTCAAAATATTCTTGTAGTAGTTGTTTTGCCATATATAATTTTGAAAGAAAAGCGAGGCTCACCCTCGCGCGAATATGCTCCCTTTACAACAGCGACGTACTTCGGGAGTATTTCTTTTTCTCATTTTCCTACCTCTTGTTAATTCTTATGTTTAAACCATCGTCTTCAATTATTGAGCTTATAAAGTAACTAGTACCAGCTGATAAGCATCCTAAAATAAACGCGTTTGTAATATTATAATCAAAACTAAATAGTTCTGTTAAGCCATTAATGCTCCACAAAAATATGCCAGTCCAAAAGCCCATACACAGCGGACACTTGAACAATTCTCCTAACTTACCTTTTGTCGGACGAAGAGTATTAAAGATAGAACCATACAATAAAATGAATGTCAACCCAAAAGAAGACAGGATAAAATATATTAATTCCACTCTACACCTAAAATCTGTACGCTGAAGCTAAACCATATGGCTTGACGCCTGGACGAATCGAGCCTTTCTGTTTGCCATGTCGTCGAGGATCAAATTCTGTTGACTCGCTTTCTAGTGGCTGCGACAGGCGACGCTCAAATTCTATTTCCATTGCGCGCTCGTATTCCATAGAAGGCCTCTCTTCTTCAATAAATTTACCAATCGCAAAAAGCGTTAACTGTGTTGTGTTATAGTCTTTTGATTCGACAATGTTTCCTTCAATTGAAGAGAATATGTTTCCGCCTTGCACAGAGTCATAAATTATTACTCCCTTTCTCACCAAGTAATCAAACATTCTACTTTGTGCATTATAGACATTTTCGCCATATTCTTCTTTTGGGAAAGTAACAACCTTGTTTTTGCTTGGCATTAAAACGATATCGATATCATTATGGTCAAAAATCATCACATTGCCATCAGGAGTTTTTCTTGCCTTAAGTTCCATTGTAGCTTGTACAGGTTTCTTTTCTTCTACCTCTCTAGCTAAATCTTGCCTGGCCTTTTCTTGCTGATTAAATGTAATTTTTATTGCCATTATATTTCACCCATCAAGTTTTGTATTTTAAGCACCTTTTGTACTAAGTTTGAATCAATTCTAGAGCCTTTAAAATCATCGATAACATTTAAAACTTCATCAAGTTTTTTGCTCAATTCAGATTCAGGATCATTTTGCACTTTCTGAGCGATGTTTTCTCTTAGGCGCCCCACTTCTTCATTTAAGAAAATCTTAAACTGCAATCCATTATCAGAAAAAGAAGTTATATATTTGCTTAAAAGCTCTTTTTGCTCGCTCAACAATGCTTTAGAGTACGTAGAATTGTATTTTTGCAAGAAAGTTTTAAATGCTAAATTATCAATCTTAGGAAATTTAACTTCATCTTCTGTCTTGCTTTCAGATAACAACTCAGCCATTTGATTTTCTAAAACTAATCTAGATTTCGCTGAAAGCTCAGAGTCATGAAAAAATTGATATACAGTAGCAGCATCTTTATAGGAAGGTACAAAATTGACAAAAACATCTTTTGTAATTGTTTTGTTAATTTCGTTTATTAATTTTGTTTGCTGGTTGAATATCTCTTTTAGATCTAGCTTTAGATAGTCTTTTTTAACTTCTTGTAACAAACGTATAGCTGTGTTTTCATTTAAATTTTTTGATTCTAGCAGTGCTTTATAAAGGTCCAGTTCTTTTGAGAGAATAGTGCCTTTCTTGAAGTATTCCTGTAAAACTGCAAATATTTTATTTTTTCTTTGACTATCTTGCTTAACAGCAGATTTGGTCATTTCTCTTATCAATGCTTCGAAAAGAAAAAAAGTATTTCGTTTTTTGTTGTGCCTGAACTTCATAATGCTATTTTTCCTGCTTTTCCATTTGCTCAATTAACTTTCTTACTTCATGATTAATTGCAAATATGTTTTCTTCTTCTTGCTTATAAGTAGAGTCTAAACTTTCATAAATTCCAAAACGCGTCTGATCTTGTTCGCCTAGAGCCGGAAATAGCTTTCCTCTTGTTGATCTCTTGGTTGCTCCCTGCTTATCAGAAGATATAGAAGCTTCTGCTCTCATGTTTAAACGTCTTCGGCCAGATCTATGATGAGAGCCTCCTGCGCGCTGCTTATAAGCATTTCCTTTTTTAGAGACTGTCATCCCGCCGCCGTCGTCGCGTTTAGCGGGAGGTAGAGGTGATGGTGCGGCGCCTGGGGGTGTTGCCAGGAGATCTCCTTCTTCTGGCTCGGGAGGCGCGTCTTCTGGAGGCGTCTCTTCTGGCGGAGTTTCAGCTCCTCCAGCGGGAGGTTCATCTAGGCCGGCGCCTAGGTCCAAGCCTCCGCCTAGTCCAGCGCCCGCATCTCCACCAAGCTCGGCGTCTCCAGCAGCTCCTTCGATTGATCTTTCAAGAGCAGACTCAAATTTTCTATCGTGGAACATCTCTCTCTGAATTCTAACCATCTCATCTTCTGGTAGATTAAACAAGTTCTCCGAAACCCAGCGCTTGCTGAAATATCCTTCCGTTGCAGAACTAGCAATGTCGAACTTTGTCTTCCAGTGTTCAAGTTCTTGAAGCTCTGCGAGTCGCGAGGGATTATTCAAATGCAACTTAAAGGAAAGCAGATCTGCTCCTCTGTAGCCCAAGGTAAACAAATGAACAATTCCAATCTTTTCTAATTCTGAAATGACTGCGCGCTGTAATCTCTGAATTGTCCTAGCGAAGCGAATGTCCTTCTGGGATAATGTTGTTTTATCTTCTTGCGCATCTTTGTCTTGTGCCAAATAGGAAGCTGGCACTTTAAGCGCTGAAAATAACTTATCTCTCAAATATTTAACATCATCAATATCGCCAGTATATGTACCGCCTGGTAAAGTTTCAACCCTAGAGGACTGTCCTCCTCGAACCGGAATGTAATAATCTTCTTCTACACTCATAGGATTATAGCGCAAATCAACTCGTCCAGTATCTGGATCGACAATTTGATTTCTCTTCATTTGCGTCAAAACTTTTTGCATATAGCTCTCAACATCATCTGGGTTAATTGAACCCACATCAATGTAAAAAACTCTACGCTCTGGCGATCTTACGATTCGATAAGCCATCATCGCATCTTCAATAAGCGTCAATTGTCTCCAGATTCTTCTAGCTGGCTCTAGAATTGATGTACCATATGGAGCGTACTTATCATTTCCCAAGACTCTAAAGTGTGCAACCTGCCAATTCTCAAAAGTCATCCCAGCATCATTCCATTGAAATTGAATGTAATTTGGGTTTTTCTTGTCTTCACCCTCAAGTCTTTCAATTTGCATTGGAGGAATGCCTGTCACATATTTGACGCCATGAGTATCATCGATATCTAAGTAAAGAAAGAAATCTCCATATTTACACATTGTGCGACACCAACCAAAAAGATTGAACTTGATGTTTAATACATTATGATAGAGCGTGTCTAAGACATGCTTAATTTCCTCATTAGGGCATTTAATTGAAAGTAAAGGAGTCAAATAGGTTGCAGTTGTCATTTCATCAGCGTAAATATCTAATGCCGAGGCAATCTCTGGTGTGTATTCCATTTGGTCAAAATCAATATATCGATCTGCACGATTTTGATTTGCCATATATGCAGCCTGCATTGCTTCGTATGGCGTGCGCGTATCTTTTTTAAAGGATTGCCCACTTGCTGATTTGAAGCGAGATGATACACGATCGATTTGGTGTCTTCTTAATTTGCGTGGGGTCTGTCTTCTAAAGTCAACCAGAGGCCCCGAGAGTAGTCTAGTTAACTTCTTAAACAGTTCGCTTTCTTTATTTTTAGGATTGTGTTCTCTATCCGCCATATCTTATCCCTTTAATAGCCATATAAAATCTTTACTCAATTTTTTATTTTCATTCTTTTTTATTTTTTCGTAACCAGACATTCCAGGAATAGTAGTATTTAAAGTAGTTGAACTTTTTGTCATTGAATTTAAAAATGCCTTCTTGTATTCTACTTCTCGCTGGTTGGCATTAAAAACCGTATCCCTAATCCAACAACCAATAGCGCATGATGTTATCAAATCATCATTGTACTTTCTCATTGCTTGCGGCCGGCCAGAATGCCAAACAAAAGTTTTCATCTCATTATACAGTCTTTTTGAATATATTTTAATTAGTTTATTTCTTACTAATTCCTCCATTTTTGCTATGACCAAAGGACGAGTCTTTGAAGTCATGCTAAACCCAGGAACTGCATTGGATGCATATTCGCCCGTAACAGGATCTACATATTCGTGTGATGTCTTGTATGAATAATATAAATTAGGATATCCTGATTCATGCAACTTATCCAACACCGTCCAGCCAACTGAATTGTTTTCTACCGCTAGCATACAATTGCCATATTCTGAGCCGACTTGAGTTAATAAATTTGCAAACACATCTAACGTAGGCTTTCCTTGGTACTCAGCAGCAATCTCCATTGTCTCTACATTGAAAACATGAAAAGCTGAAAAGTCTTTGCCATCACCACGAGCGACGTCTGCAACTAGTAAATAATTGTGTTCTGGGCTGTGCTCTTGCCAAATCCAAAAGTTTCTATCAAAACCAGTCTTATGTTTTGGCTCGCACAGCATTTCGTCTATTCTTCTCATATCATCTGGATGAAAAACTGTCTCGCCAGACATGTTGAAGTTACATTCAAGCTCTTGAGCTATTTGGCGACGAGACATATTTTTTGTCTCATTCTCAAACCATGCTTGATCGCGCTCGGGATGAACATCCCATGGCAGAATAGTTCCAAAAAAATCATTCTTGTTTTCTTCTGTATCGATATATGTTTGATGAAACCAATTACCAACGCCATTTGGTGTTGACAGCGCAATGCAGCGGCCTCCAGTTGATAGCGTAGGATATAGGCCCGTCCAAAGCTCATCTAAGCCTTCAACGTGTGCAGCCTCATCAATAACCAATAGTGACAAGGCCTCAGAACGACCAGCATCTGCACTTGTTGACGATGCTTTAATCTGCGATCCATTAGACAATTCAAATGACGTTCTGTTATCTACACTGATATTTGCTATTCTCACCCACTCTGGGAGATTCTTAATGATTGCCTTAACCTTTTTGACCAAATTTGATGCTGTGCTAAATTTAGTAGCAATTACAAGGATGTTTTTATCGCGATGAAACATCATCATCCAAACAACGTAAGCTGCTGTAATTGTTGATATTCCTAGCTGCCTGGCTTTTAAAATAACATTAAAGCGATGATCATTGAAGTTTTGGATTAAATCTTCTTGATAGTCGTACATGTTAAAAGGTATCAAACCCAACAGTGGGTGAGATATCTTTGCGTAATTATTGATAAAATAAACAGGATCTTTACCAGACTTTACAATTTCTTTTATAATCTGGTCTTTGGAAAGCTGATAGCTCATTGACTAGCCCCTCTGGTTTTTGTTTGAGGGACGCTGACCCCATCCTCCTAAATTCAAAAACTCTTTGAACTTGCCTTCTAATCTTTCTTCAGATGGTTTAAGTCTATCTTCTACGTCTTTCATTCCGCCAATCTTGTATACTTTGGCGACGGTAACAAATACTCTGACTCTGGACGTTGATTGAACCATGACATCGACATCTTCGCCGGCTGTCAAAGCCAACCCATTACCAGTTACTTTCTTGTATTCTTTCTTTAACCATTTAACAATGTCTGCACATGTTCTATTGCACTCATTTTCAAAATTTGTGCTGTAGACATCCTTTAGTTTGATGTCAGACTGGTATGATACAATAAGGTTGTTTCCATCAATTCTGCATTTGAAACCATCAACTGTTCTAGAATCTAACACTGGATGGCCTTCCTCTCTCTTGAGACCAATTTTAATTGGCTCGCCTTTGTCGTCTAATGCGCCATCATATGCATTAGCAGCTGCCTGGGCGATTCCTCTAACAATATCTAAAGTTACTTGTGACATTTATTTTCTCCTGGTCTCCAGCCGTTAAGCCATCTTTTTTCTCTGCCTTCGATATATTGTATGAAACATTTCTCACAACAATCATATTTTAACATGTAAATATCATCCTGAATTGAAAAAGAATATTTCTCGCAAACTGGACAATTTCTATTTGAATCTCTATTAATTAGTTTTTTAGATACTAAAAAACCATCAATTTCAACCTTTTGTGTTTCTTCTTCATTTGAGCGTTTGGCTAAGTCAATTTTCTTTAACTGTTCTAGATACTCTTTTTCTTTCTCTTCGTCCCAGTTTGATTTAGGATTTAAAATTGCTTCTTCACCATATTTTTGTTTAATGGCTTTTTCCAACTTAGCGATATATTCTAAGTCTTTCTTCATTTCTGAACCTCTACTGCCGCGTAGAAGACGCCTAAAGACAATAAAACGCCAGAGATTATCCCTAAAGAAACCCATAAAGCAGTATAATCATTTGAGTTTTCTGAAGCTATTTCTTGCAAGCGTTCAATTTCCTGGCTCTTAAGCATTAATATAGAATCAGTGCTTTCTTTTAAAGAATCATATTTTGCCTGTAATGTCGACAACTCTAAGCTATGTTCTGCGTTAAGCTTCTTGGTTTCATAATCTAGTTTAAGCTGACTTTCCATTAAGGAATATTTTTTGTCTGTATTAATTTTTGCTGCGGCGACTGGATCAAGCAAAATACCAGCATACGGTGCTTTTTGATTAATTGAAAGCGCTGTAATTTTTCCTTCCAAAGCGTCGGCTTCTTGTGCCTTTGCTTTAACCGGAGCGATTATAATACTAAGACTTATTAAAAGGCTCAATATGCATTTGAACATTTTAGACTCCAAATAGTTTTTTCATTTCTTCTGCTATGGCATCCGGATTTTCATTGTGGTTTTTAACCAAATTTTCAATCTCTCTGCGTTTCTTTTTTGAAAGTTCGCTTACTTTAATGTTATGTTCTTTTTCAAGATTTTTTAAAGTTTCTTGGTAGATCATTACTATTTCTTCTCTTTTTGCTAACTCTTTTTCATGCGCTAGCTTTACTGTTTCTAATTCTTTTCTGTAACTTTCTTTTGCTATATCAAGTACTTTCAAAGCATTCGCATTTGATTTTCGAAACACTAGCCATAGGACAATAGTATAAACCAACACTGCTGGTATATACCAATAGTGCTTTATCCAAGTCCAAATTTTTTTGATATTAAAAATCATTGTTTAATATAATTGATCCAATTCCACATCTTTCTCGTGTTTAAGTAATCTGATTTTTGATCGTTATCATATGCTTCTTTCTCAAAAGGATTGAGATAATATGCTTTCTTTGCATCGCGATGTTTAATCAACCCAATCAACCAAAATATTCCATACATAAGCCACTGACCAATAAAAAGCATTTCTAATTGCTGGTGGTAATGTATCGTTTCATGTCTTCGCGTTGTATCATTCAACTTGCCCCTGCAAAATACAAAGCAAGCAAAACTTAAAGCATAAATTTCTATTGGATTGATCTTCGATAACCAAACAGGAATTTTACTATCTTCAAAAACTATTGGTCTTTTAGAAGAAATACATTTTCTAATTTTTTCAACCATGCTTCCAAGTCTTAGCTAAATCAACGGCCGCTTGAGAGCCAATGTATACTAAAGTTACAGCTACCCAATCTTCGCTATGCAAAGCACCTTGTAATGCCAAAGCTGTTGCAGTACCCCAAGCCAGAAGCTTTCTGCTCATTATTTTTCCAAGTAATCCATCAACAAGTTCTTTCATGATTTTTCTCCTGTGTTTTGTTTAGTGATTTACGTTTGCAAATCCTTCTTTCTTATCTATAATTATCTGAGTGTCAACAATATCTTTCAAACTATCTAGATGTGAAATAAGTAGTACTGTCTTGAACTGATTTTTAATCATATCTAATATTCGAATAAATCCTTCCATATTTTCTTCATCCAAAGCTGTTCCAGGCTCATCTAAGATAAATACGTCTCCCTTTGGCAAAGTAGAAATATTCAACAAAGCCAAGCGTATAGCCATTGATGCTATCGTCTTCTCTGCGCCTGAACCCATTTCAATGGGCCTAGGATCATAACCTGGATGTTTAATTAGGATATCAAGTTTTGTATCTTCATTTAAGAACATAATCTCAAAATCAACAATATTCGTAAGAATTTTTGATACTTCTGAATTGATTAAAGGAAGACGTTTTTTGATAATGTCAAACGCAATTCCATTTGCATGCATGCAACGCATAAATAAATCATAAGCAGAATATTGTTCCTGCATATCTTTATACTCTTCATGCTCTTGTTCTATTTTATGAAGCTGCTGTTCACACGAGCCGTTGATTTTATACAGATCTAATATGTCTTTTTGACACATCTCATATGACTCTTTCTTGAGTGCGATCATTTCTTCTAGCTCTTTCTTTCTTTCAAGAAGGCTTTCTAGATTTTCAATCGCCTCTTTGTTCTCGTCATATTCTTTCTTTTTACTCTCTAAGTTATTAATAACATTATTGCATTTAAGCATTTTTGTTTTGTTTTTCTCAATGTTTAACTCCAAAGCACTAATTTCATTTTGCGTTGCTGACTTCTTTTCGACAACTTGTTCATATTTTAAAATATAATCATTTGTCTTGTTCGGTTCCATAGAAGTAATGGAAGTCTGCTTTTCTTTCTTTGAAGCAGATAGCTTTTCAACAGTCACAAGAGTGCCAGTAATTTTTTCTTTTGCTAAATATGCATCTTTAATAAACTTACAATGTGAATACTCTGATCCACATGGTACTTCATTTAAGAGTTGTATTTTCTTCTTTTGTCTTTCTAGTTGTCCTTCGTGCTTGTTTATTTCTTTTTCGATCTTATCGAGTTTGTCATAATTTTCCTCAATAAGTCTCTGTTTTTCTTCGAGCGAAGACACATCAAAAGTTTCCAAGAAGTTCGCAAGCTTGCTAAGCATTGTTTTGCTTTCGTGCAAATCTTTGTTTGATGACTCATTTTGTTTTTTAAATGTTGCCAACATCTCCCTTTGATCAATAAGTTCTTTCTTTACCTCGTGAATATTGATTATCTCTGTCGGCAAAGAACGAACTTTGGCATCAATGCCAGAAAATTCACTTAACATGTCTTGCGTGTTTTTCTGAATGTTTTGACATTCTCTTTGTTTAATTAATATCGAAGTGTCATTTCTGGCAAATTCTGTTCTAGCTTTTTTTATTTCATTTTCAAATTCTCTATCTTCTGACCTTCGTAAAACGCCACGCATATCAGTTGCGTCTTCTTTAGCTTTGCGAAATTTATTTTCAAATATTTCCAAATCAAGAAACTTTGCAAGAATCTCTTTTCTCTTAGTAGAGCCTTCGTTGATATAGCTTAGAGATCCCAACTGAGAGGCCATAGATGTCATCAAGAAATCATCAATAGTGCCAAATATTTTACGAATGTTTTTATCAGTATCTAGCCGACTGAGACCATTCAGTTCTTTCTCCTCGCCTGTTGCGTTGTCCAAAACTCTAAAATCGACATCTGTCTTGGCTTCTGTAGTTACTTTTCCTTTTAGCTTTTTTTGATATTTCTTACTTGTTCTTTCAATCATGTAAGTTCTAGTACCCACATCAATTTCTACATAGCCTCTGCAATCTTCTTTGTTCTGATTGATAATGTTGAGATTTTTACGATTATGCTTTGATGTGGTGTTGTACATTGTATACAGCAAACTGTCAATAATACTAGACTTTCCAGAAAAGTTTTTACCTAAGATGCCAACAATACCGTTCATGTTGGCAAAATTTATACTATTATTCTCCGCATAGTTAAATAAATTATCCCACTCTAAATGTTTAATTCTCCAATTGACATTGCGACTTACTTCTTCTTGCTCTTCAGCGATCGCTTTATACTTTCTATTAAGCTCATAAACTTTTTCTAGAGACGCACTGGATGCTTGAAAGTCTTTCAAGTACTCTTCAATTAATTCTTCTTGTATTCCAAGATCTCTTAAATCTTCCTGAACCAATCCATTTGTTAAATCCTCAACGTTTCCGCGCTCACCAGCAGATCTGTTGACATAAGTAATCGCCTCTGGTTTAAATCTTACCTTGCTAGCTTCCACAGCTTTTCGCACAACGCCTAAAGGAAGATTGTTTTCAGAAACCAATCGTAACCTTGCGCCTTTTTGCACAGCCGCGTTTTTTGGAATTCTGCCGGCAGGTGTAAGAACAATTGTCACAAACGGCTTGGGATTTTTAATTGCATAATGCTTGACAGTAAAGTTATCCTTGTCTTTGATATCCCAAAGCAAATAACCTTTATCGTTTGTTTCTCCATGATTCTGTTGAATTGTCGAACCAGGATATCGAACCTTTCCTAATTTATCTAGCGCTTGGTTGGTTTTGTGAATATCACCAAGAAAGCCATAGTCAAAATCATTAAAGATGCTAAGATCATTTTCCCCCCTCTCCATTGTCCAGCCGGCGTCAGTTTGGCAATTTGAAATAGATCCATGGTAGAGTGCGATACTTACACAATCTTTGTTGGAGGGCGGCTGCCAATTGTCCTCATCAAATACAGACAGCACATTCAAGGAGAAATTGTCCCTTAAAGGCACTTCGCCCGAATCACGTAGTAGGTATAGGTTTTCGTGCCCAAGTGCGTTTACGATAGGTGTAAGCGCATCTTGGCGGCTTGAATTACGCAAGTTGCCATCGTGGTTGCCCAAGATGACATAAGTTGGCGCAATATCTGCCAAATTACGAAAGAAATCAGAACACATTTGCACAAACTCAGGACTAATTTGAGTCTTGGTATGTGCAATGTCTCCGCAATGAATTATATAGTCTGGCTTTTGCTTAGCCAATTTTTTATAGAGCCGCTCAAACACTACTCGATACTCTTTATGATATTTGAGATTTCGAATATGCGTATCGGCTAAATGTGCAAATCGCATTTAGATCCTATTGTGTAGTATTATTATAACTTCCGCAACTTAAAAGTCAAGTTTAAAATTTCTTTTGACGCGCTTTTTTAGTTGCTGGGCCATCTTTCTCTTCGTAGTAAACTCTTGTTTTCATTAGTCTATCAACCCAATCGGTTGTGACTCCCCAATTAGCGTCTTGAGTTTTTCCCATGTGGTGATCATAGTGCCATCTTAAAAAGATCTTTCCCCATATCGGCTGTAAATGTGCATATTTGTGAATTCTGTAATACCTGATTGCGCAAAAAATCAAAGTAAGGAAAAACAAAGGAGCATAGTAAGCTAGCGGAAAATGAGCAGCCACTAATAAAAATAAGCCAAGCTTTTCTCTAAGAGGCGGGCCTTGCATTCCATCTAAATAATCGTCATCTCTATTCTTATTTTTTCGGCAGCTTTTGTGGTGGGCATGCCAATGAAAAGACCAAAAGCTTCCTTTCTTCTTGCCCAAACCATGCAAAATATATTTATGAATAGCCCACTCTGATATCTGAGAATATATAATCGCTAGAGGTATAGACAATATATGAAGCAGGTAGATCATTTTAACTCTTCTGGCACCTCTATAGGATCTATGTCGCTAAGTCGATAGCCAACTGACATGCTGCCCCAACGTGCAGCTGCAACTTCTTGTACAAACTGGGCTAATCTCATGACTTTATCATAAACTTCTGGTGCATATATTTCTGCACTTTCTGGCATTCTATTCAAAATATATTTGGCCAAGCTCATAACATCTTCCCACAAACCCTCTGCGTATCGATACTCGACTTCTGTTAATTCTAGTTTAGGATGTTCTTCAATTTTACTAGCCAAGCTTCTAATCATAGCAAAGAAACCTCTATCTTGCTGATATCTTTTTGAAGAATTATGCAAGGTGCTCAACTCTTCAAAGATGATGTTCAAAGCTTTGTTGACCGCTGGCCAATGAGGAATATTGTCACCTTCTGTAGAAGTTTTTGAAGAAGCTATTCCTTTGCCAAAGCGAAGATCTTGAGGTTGCGATAACGCTGTGCTATAATCAACAGCCTTTGATAGATAGCCATCAGCTTCTAAAATTGATTGAGCCTCTTCGTGTATGATCTGTCTTAGTTGTAATTCTGTAATTTTCATGTATAGACGGAATGAAAAACGCCGACCTCGATCGACGCAAAAAAATCATCACCCCCTTTGTTTTTTATTAGGCAAGAGACTAAATTTTCATAATCTCTTTCAATAAATAGTTGTCTTTGTTCATAAATTCTGCTTTCTTTTTTCTTTTCGTATATTCATCTTTAGACATCTCACCAACGTCTTCGAAAGGATATATATCGACTTTGTAGACTTCTATTCCGTAATCTAATAATTTGTTGATCAAACGCATCGCTTTTTTTTCTGCGTCAGGATCAAGAGCGATATAGACAGGGGTATCGTTGTTGACAATCTCCTGAAATAATTTAGAGTCCTCTCGAAGGGTTGAGCCTAAGAGAGGGACTGCATTTGGGCCTGCAACAATTGCATCAAAAGTACCTTCTACAATTGACAGATCCTCATCAAAATTTAAAAATAGATGATTGAAAATAATATCTCTACTTATAGGAGGGTTAGAATACTTTCTCCAATCATCTGTGTATGTTCTGGCTGTGAAAAAATTACAATATCCAGCCAAGTTAAAAGAGGGAATTATAATTCTTCCTGCATAAACCCCTGTCTTGCAGTAGCCTATCTTCCATCTTATTATATCTTGTTTTGTTATCCCTCTAGACTTTAGGTAATTTCTAGCATAAAGAGAATCGTATGTTAAATTATTATTTGCCAAAGACGCATATTCATTTGGCAAATCAATTCTTTGCTCTTGTTTGACAAGCTCTCTGAAAAATAAAGCTTCTTCAAATGAAGCTATGTCGACATGCTCAGTTAATTTATCCCAAGAGGATCTTTGCTTAAAGTCGCCTTTGTTTCTGACGAGTCGCCTTAATGACCTGCCGGTATAATCGCACACCCAGCATTTGAATACATCCTTCTCAATATTAACAGAAAGCTTTTTTTTATGATGTTCACATTTTGGACAAAAAAACAAATATTCTTGTTTTACCTTATAACAAGAACCTAAAATTTCTTTTAGTATTGAGAGTTTTTTTGCTTCAGACATTCACACCCTGCTTTTGCAATAACCCAACTGTCAGCTTTATCATAACATCCGGGTTTTGGATTACCTTGCTTAGTATAATCAATAAGAACGCCTGGCACATTGTCAATAATATATTTTATAACTACTTGTTTTGCTTTGGTTCCTTTAGGCACAACAATTCCACATTTCTTTCTTGCAGAAGTTGCTGCGATATATTCTGGTTCTAATTCAAATATTGAATAACATAGCCACGAAACAATACCATTAAAGCGCGAAAGTGTAGAAAGTGTCTTCGCTGATGAGAAACCACTTCGAAAACTCTGCAGTGATTGTTCTATAAAAACTGCTTCCAGATGAAACATATCGTCTAATTCTAGTATCTTATCTTTGACGAATTTTGCTTTATCAAAAATAGAAGGAAACTTATTTTTATTTCTTAAATCCCATGCTTCGTTGTAAATGATATTTTCATGCTTATCTAAAACAGTTGCGCCAGTTATGCTGGTGCTAATATCTAAACCTAAAATCATAGAGAAATCAAATAAATTCCAACAACCAACAAGACCGGAATGCCTATCGTTATCCCAGCATGTGCCATAAAAAGCAATATTTCTTCTTTGCTCTTCATCTTTAACCTCCAGAAAAACTATATCATATATCTAGCTTAAGTTTAAAGGTAAATTCATCAGCTTCGCGCTTTCTAACAGGCGTTGCAAGCTTTGCGATCGCGATTAAATTCTTATTATCATCGTATATGCCAATTCTAGAAATGTAGGTTTGCTTTTCAAAACTAGCCGAATGGTTGTCATAATTATTCTTTACTGTATTTTTAATCTGCAAGTCTTTGTTTTCGATGTAAGTGTCAGTTGGATCTTCGCCCCATGAATAAGCCAGCGTTGCTGAGCCGCTATAGCTGTTTTGTATTTGCTGATTGTGTTTAATAAAAGTAGGATTGTTTGAATGATTCAGTTCTCCTTTTCTAGCATGTGTCAGCATTGTGATTGTCGGAGTATAAGTTGTTCCTTCAAACATCATATCAAAACTAGAAGAAATAAGATGATTGTTTTGTGAGCCAGTTGAAAAATAATGCAACCAACTAGCGGCCATGGCCGAGCTGTCGCCTTCATAAAAATCAGTGGATCCGTTTCCTATATCTCCGCTAGATGTTAGAATCATGAAACCCTCATCGTACAAAGCAATACCGGCTACTTTTCCTAATTGTGCAGAATTATAAGTTTCTACTAGTTCTCCATTCTTTCTAGAATCTTCAAGTCTCGCTACCAAAGTACCGGTAATATAATAGTTTAATTGTATACTTCCTTTGCGTATGCTAGATCCATAAAATATAGAAGGTATGCTTATTAGATTCAACTCAGCGCTAGAGAAATTACGTTTTAACAGCGATGAAGAAAATGCACAGTGAGGGCTGTATCTTCTGTGAAAATCGATTGTAGACTTAAGAGCTTTGACTCTACGACGAGGTGAGTCGGCAGTTTCATACTTCCTGTGTATAGAAGCGCTAAGTGGATATGATCCAGACAGCACATCGCCATAATTAAAATCTGTATTAACGCTAGTAGCTGATACTGTTTTAAAGCTAGTGAGACTTCCCTCTTTTGTGATGAAAGGATACACCAAGCCATGTGCATTGGCATCACGATTTACGTTCATCTCATAAAGATTTATGTGCCCATTTGGCGTATTAGAATTCTGCTTGTTTTGATGAATGTCGTTATAGTATACGTTATGATTAAAAAGGGTAAACTTTACTTTAGGATAAGCCTTAAGCTGGTTGTAGAAAATATCATTTTTTCCAAATTTGTAATACGGCATGACATTATCTTTTTCCTAGTAATCTAAACGTACTCGCAAGGTAAACTCTGTTGTGGGATCTTTTTTGAGTGGCTCAGATAGTTTTGCAACAGCCAACAATTCATTGTCTGCTGAATATAATCCAACTGTTGTAATATAAGAAACTGGAGTGTCTGTAGAAATATTCTTAACAACCAATTTACTATCAGAAATATAACTTGGATTAGAACTATAATTGTATTCGTTATGATGCGCTCTGCAGTAATAAATCGTGGAATTCAACTCAGTAGTATTATTAAACTGAATGTTCGATACTCTTCTTCTTACTGAATTGGCAATATTTTGAATAGTAGATCCAGTAACATAACGATATACATATGAGGATTTTGATCCGACATTGGTAATGCCGAATGAAGCTGTAGCAAGTCCTGGGCCCGGGCCATCGGCTTGAGAGCCAACAACCCTCTTGTGGCCGAACACAGAAGCTGTTACAACTGCGACGCCGGCTTGATAATAGACATGACCCAATGCTGTTTCTGGATGCGCGTTAGCGCCAGTTAAAAGTAGTCCATATTCGCCGGCAGGAGAATTAACAAAGTAGCTATTTTGTGCGCCATGATCTGATATGCTTAGCACACCGGCAACATCAGATTTTGAAATACCAATTTCACCTACTTCAGATCCAGTAATAAAGGACATTGTAAAGGATCCTTTCTTGATTTCGTCTTTAGTTAAAAGTCTAGAGAAGCTAAAAAAGAAAGCTTGATGAAATTTTCTGTTTGCTTGAGCATTACCACCTGTTGAAAAATTACCATCTTGATCGAATTTTCTAATTCCGCCAGTTACATCATGACCAACTAAAACCTGCGCCATTTGATTGTAGATATTTGATTTCTTGGTGTTTTGAGAAAAGCTGCTATTTTGCACCACTGAGGAATGACCAAATGTAATATCAAACAAGTGATTAGCCGAGGAGCTTAAGTAAGGATAATCATAAACACTTTGGAACATTCCATGAGAAAAGTCTTTAATATTATGATCATTATAAGTACCTGAAACTAAAGCACCAGTCATCGGAATAGCTTCGTGCAAAAGTGTTCTTGTCGACGTAACGTCGTTATTCGTTAAAGATTTAAATGATGATGCCATTTGTTATTTCCTGTTTTTTTTTATTTTATGATGAAGGCAGTTTAACATATCTAATAGGAATGTCTATTCTATAGCCTGTCGTAACACCTGTAACGCGAACGTTGGTATCAATGTATTTTGTTGTGGCGCCTAGGCCCATGACGTTGTTTGAATCGATAGCGCCAAACTTTGTAAATAAATGTGTTGATGTTTGCAGCTCTAATTTTGCGCGTAGGCCAAACTGCAAGAAGCTTCCTCTCGGACCTCTAATAACTTCTGCTGGAGCAGTGCCGCCGGTGTCAGCTGGATTGGCGCCAATGACTCCCGTATTGCTGTTGTTTTTTACAAAATCAGAATTTGCGTCTGAGACATAATAACTAGCAATGCTGTCGTCATCTAGAAAAGAATATGTCATGACATTGCCACCTTCCATATTTTCTCCGCCTGTTGCCAGCTGTCCAAGTCTATCATCCATCTCAACCATATATTGAGTTTCGTAAAGGTCTTGATCAATTTGCATTCCAGGTGAAATTTCTGTGGTGTCTAGCCCTTGATCGATACGAATGTAACCACCAACATAATTTTCTGTTTGCGTTGTTCCATTCAACACTCCATTTTTTAGAGTACCGCCGGTGTTCTTGGCAGCTTCTAGTGTTGTAGTGTCAACTGCAACTAAAAATGTATTAGCCAACTTTCCAAAATCAGCGCGTTTTGTGGAAGCAGTGTTTAATTTTAAAATAGGCAAATATAAAAGGTTTGTCCTAGAGATAGTAATTAGCTTTGACTTCATTGTTGAAGTATTGTTTGTAAATGCCTCTAGTACTGGCGTTTGCAAAATGTTTAGATCAAAATAAGCAGATCCGGAAGTGTGGGTCTTATCATAAAGACCATAGTTAATCTCGTCATCGCCTAAAGCAAACTTAGTAATCTTAAAACTTCCGTCGCCTCGGGCAAGTCTGAATCGGCCGGTATCTGTCAATACGGCATCTAAAATAATATCTCCAGAGTTGTCTAGAAAAGCCATTTATTTTCTCCTATTTTCTTTATAAATAGTATTATGCATTATAATCTACTTTTTAAAATTATTTAAAATAATTACTCTTTTTTTATTTTTAGTATGAAAGAAGAGGTTTTTTGTGTTTATGTTTGAATTCAAAATTAAAATCAATTTTTCTTCCTGTTGTCTTGGATGTTAATCTCAACTTGAATTTTTTGCCAGTCATTGCTGAGCCGCTTAAATCTTGACGCGCAAACAAAGACTGTTCTGTAGCCCCCAGCACGGGATCAATTTTATCCAAATTTAAAGTTGGATTTTCTTCCGAGCCTGGTAGTTTAGATACTTTGTCGTTTATTGTCGATTGCTCACGGGTTGGTCTTATAAGAATATATTTTCTTACACTGCGTTCAAAATTATCTTTTGTTGGTTTCGGAAAATCATATATCTTAATTTTTGGTAGCACCGCAACACGATATGCCTCAGAGCCATCTTCCAAAGTTGTTAGTTCTATTTCATAAACTGGAGATGGATTAGAAATATTACCTCTTGAATCTATACTTCTAAACATGTAATAATATTTCTTGTTAGGATTGATTTTATCTGTATAACTTGTTTTTGAAGTCGTGAATATCTTTCTACCTTTGAAATCTTGATATGATAAAGGCGGGTTTACAGTTCTAAAAACTTCAAATGAAACCAAAGGATTATCAGAGTTAAAAGTTATCTCCTCTCCTTCTCCAACAGATTGAGCTAATCTTTGAATATCAAAATATTCTTGATCGCCTTCCTCGATTACTGTTGGCAAAACGTTTTCTTTACCAACTGAGCCGTCAAATAAAAACATGATTTTGTCTTTTACAGCCCTAAAAGGTATTGGCACAATTTGAGGAGGAAGCGGAGGCGCGTCTAACACCATTGAAAAACCGCCAGGGTCTACATTGAAATATGGCAATTCTATCAATTTCAATGTTGGCTTAACCATCACATTGAACCTCAAAGCCATCTCGGCGTCGGGATAAGGCATTTCTGTTTCCTGATCGTCGAGAGGAGGAGGAAGCATTTCTACGTCAGATTGCTGCACAACTCCTGTACCACCTTGACCGGTCATTCCTGATCCAACACTAGTGCCTCCATAATCAGTGCCAGTTTGATAAGGAGCAGTACCAACGCCAACCGGCCCAGGAGTAACAGGAGAGGTGCCATCAGGAGCAGCTACGGCCTGTTCATAGGTATCATCTCCAGAAGGCGATGTTGGTGGACTACATGTATTTTCTAAGGCACCGAAGCTGCTATACAAAATATTTCCGTTTGAATCGTAACCACTTATAACTATTGAAGAATCATCTTCGCATAATTCTGGTGTTGCAACAGGGACTTCAACATTTTCTGTTGGAGAATGTATCATAGGCAAATTAGCGCCGCCGGCAAAAACATCCCAGTAGCTGTATTCAGAGCCCACAACTGCGTGATAAGCATAAACTCGATATCTATATACAATTCCATATTTAACTTGTGTATCCAAAATATTTGCAATATCAATCTTGTTTGAATTAGGAACATACATGTTTTGACAAACTTCATACATTTGTGTTGTTGGATTAAGTTTGCTTTTTTCTATTCGATACAACACAATCTCTGAATCTGCATGTTCTCCTGCCATTATCTCTTCGTAAGTTCGAGCGCGCTGGCCAATATATTCTTTCATTTTACTTTTGAACACAGCTAGCAAAATTGTCTTAACAATAGAAGAAGAAGGATCTGAAAAGTCTAATTCTTTTGTGCTAAAAAATACTGTATGAAGGTCTGATTTTTCATTTATATAATCTTCGCCCATTGTACGATAGCCGTTCATTATTTTTTCTAGATCCCACACATTTCTAATTGTCTCTTCGAACTTTTGATTTTTTACCAACTTAGAATCTTGTGCTGGGCTTTCATCAATGGTATATCGATCAGCCATTTCGACAAATTGTTTAGACCTTATACCCAGCATTGTATTATCTTTGTCTGAATCTGGCATATTGACATCTGTTATCTCAACAACTTTTTCAATAATTGCTGGCATCAAGAAAGATTCATTAAGGAGATTTGTCAAATCAACATCTCTGTCAGTTCTAAAAGTGATCTCAGTTGACATAGGAAAAGAAGATTTAAATTCAGAAAATTCACGCAACATATCCGCAGTCGATTCCGTAAAGACTACATTTTCATATGCAGAAGAATCATCCATAACTGATTGTGCTGCGCCGTCGCCGGCGGCTGCGTTTGCCAAGACTTTCGACAATACGTATGAGTATATGTTATAATACCTTTCTTTATCCATTGTGTGAAGAGCATCTCTCAAATCAATTTCTGGAAATAGTTTTTCTCCTTTATGATTTACTGCAATTTGCAACTGATTGGATAAAGTAATATTTGAAGTTATATGTCCTACCTTATTTGTAAACGTTGAAACTTCGTCTTCTTTTTCAGATAAAATCAAAAATGAATATAGGTTTGGTAAGGTATACTCATTGACCTCGGACGAAGCAATTGTGTCAATATAATTATCAAAATTAAAATTTGGAGAGTAATAAGTTTTTATATCCGCAGCTGTTGCGCCTGGTCCGGAATTCATTTTTTCCAGCTCTAAATTAGAAAAAGGTGCTACTGCGATAAAAGAATTGCTATCAAATACTTTAATGTTACTAACAGTAGATTCATGAATTATAGGAGGATTATCGCCTGTTCCGTAGACATAGCCTCTCCACTCATCGATCGCGCTATAAATTTCATCAAATCTTGTATTGCCGACATTTAAAGTAACAGAGACAGAATAAAGTTTTGCCCCTACCTGTTTTGCTAAATTATAAGATTCCGGGTATGCAGCTGCTTTGCTTTCTGGCACCTCGCCAAGATGCTCAATATTAATTGGCAATTGTCCTTGAATTGCTTTTGCCACTGATATTCCTTTATCTCCGGATTCACCAATGACGCCGTTGCCAAAGATATTATATTTTAATCTATGCGCATACCAAAATCTTGTCCACAAACCTATGGGATATCCATAAATTAATTTTCCAGGAGCTTCAGGTTTTGCAGGATCAATTGGCACACCGGCAGATTCACCAGGCTTAATTAAATCCCAGTAGTTGCCCATTTCTATTCTAAATCTATCTCTAGAGTTATATTCTGGACCCCATATGCGAAAATCAACACCGTAAAAAGAAGATCCGTTAGGCGTTGGATTTTCTGAATTTAAATCACCATATATATCTTTATCGATAACCAGTGTATTTTTACCTACACCGGAGGCATGATTCTTTGGAATATAAATAGATGAATTTTTCTTATCTTCTTTTGACATAATCTTATCCTTAGTAGCCTCCGCCGCCTCCGCCGTAACCAGAGCCGGCTACTGGTGTTGTTGTTTTCATCGTAGCGTCTGCTAAATTTATAGTGAAATACTGGTTCATAATTGGAACATCAGTCGTTAATTTTGTTTCACTGACATTAAAGTCGTCGTTATAGTATCTTCTTAGGCGACATACTATTTCGCCTGCGCCGTTGGCTAATAAAGATTCCATTAATTGATTTGTCAGCGGCGCCCAGTTTGGTGCGGCCATATGCTTTATTTGCATTTTCTTTTTTTGACCTAGATGATCTACGTATCTTTCGTCTGTCTTGAAGCCAATTAAAGCCTCGACTGCAACTATGTTCTTATATATCATCCAACTATAAGGAAAACTTGAGCCTTGCAAATCTTCAATTCCGAGCATGCCGCGGCGAAGAGCAGAATTCGATCCATACTGTGTTGGCTGCTGCTCCAATAGCATTGTCCAAAGCGGCAAAGGAAGATTGTTGACATATTGCTTGCCTTCAGGCTTATCAACCAAGATCTTTGTCATCCTTGCCTCTTGTGAGGCTAAATTATAATCTAGTTTATTATCTAGATGATTTGGAAATATATTTGCCATCATGATACCAACAGATGACATGATACCCGGTATTTTATCTTCTTTTGTACCCATGATATAATCATATTTTCTGCCAGTAGATGATTTTATATTTGATTGACGTTGTTTGTGAGCAGCATTGCCTGCCGGTGTTCCTTCTAAGAGTGGGTTTAATATCTCATTACCATCTTCATCGAGAATATAAATTCCCGTCTGAGATTCATATGATACATACAAGAAATTATTCTCAGACGGTTTGTCCTGCAAGACATAGTTTCGGTGTTCATCGGTATCTTTAGGTACAATATGGCAATTATATTTTTCTAACACACTTAAATAAGTGTCTAATTTTCTTTCAACTGCAGTGCCATATAGTATTGATACTCGTTGATTAAAAGTTTTGTTATCAATAAATCTCGTGCTATAAGAACCAGCAACAACATGTTGCACTAGAGATATAACTGCTTCGGTAGACAGAGCTTTGACGTTAGTCTCTGACTGATAAAATCCAGTATACTGGCCCTCCAGCAGATCTGCAATCCCGCCAGTAAATCTAACTCCTGTAGGTGTCAAATATCGTGTGGCAATATCATAAGCATTTACAAAGTCACTATAAAAACGTTGTTTTGGAGCACCTGCCGTAGAAGGAACAGTAGGGTCGTGATATATAACAGCCATCTCAAGATTATCTTTTGAGGTGTTTTGTGTTACATTCGGCAATATGTACTTTTCTATTTCTTTAGACACCCTTACGTCATATTCTGCACGACTCATTTGTTTAATTCCAGGCTTGGTTTGCCACGTATTTAATAAATTTGCCACGCCCTGCATCGATGAGCCAAGAAATTCATATCCACTAAAACTATTCATGAAATTAACTTCTAATATGTCTGAAAAAGTATACTCGTGCTCAAATATGCGTCGGCTAGAGGTGCCTTTGTTTTCCACGCTTACAGTATTTTGATTAAAACCTAAGCCATCTTTATCCAGTGATGGAACGCTTCCTAGTACATCTGTCAACGTTACAATAAATTCTTCTATTAATCTTATAACAGTATCGATGCCTTTTGGACTACCAGTTCTTGGTGCGCACATGTTTTTTAAATTCTTTCTTGTGCCCTCGACTGAAAATAAATCGCCTGAATTATCATAAACCAATTGTGCGCAGTCTAAATAAGCATCGATTGCATTTTCCCAAGTTGATTCTCTGCCAGCCATTGAGCCAATGAATTGTTTTGTAAATCTTTTGTATATGTTATCCCATGAGCCAGCGCCTTTGTTGTCTGCGCCCTTTGAAGCCATGGCTCTGTAACTTCGAAGCGGCCTTAAATGACTGCGCAACGTAGAAATCTTATTCATTAAATATGAATGCACACCATTTCTAATTCTTAGTTTAATTGTGTATTGATATGTACCGCCAGATAAATTCGAAACACTTCCGTCAGTTAGAGTAAAAAAACGAGCACCATCGCCAGTGCTTTCTAATAAATTAGTATTAGTTATTTCTCGAATACTACCAACAGATACTTCTGAATGTTTTTCTAAATTTCCATGCTTTGTGCTGTCTGTACCGTATGAAATTCTTTTTGTCTGCAGTTTTGAAATCAATTTTTTATTGGAAGAATCTGACGTCGACACAATCAACTCTGGTGGTATATTTTCGTCAACATCCAAAATGGTTTCTAGCGCTTCTGATTTATTTACTAATTTTTCTCTATAAACTTCAAGCAATAATATTTCACTATAAGAAAGAATGTCTTCTATTCTTTTTCTATCTTTTAGCTTTTGTGGAAAATCTAATAACGATGGGAAAAGAGAATTATTCTTTATCATCTTTCGATAATCCATGACAAAAAACATGTTGTTTATTGTTCCATTTCGCGTTGATACAGCTGGAGTCATATAAAGTTCTGACATATAAGATAGTTGTTTTCCAGCGTAAAGGGGTTTCTCAGAGGTCATTTTCAATCGATTATTGAATTGTGACATTAAATTCTCAATCGAAGTAAAATCTAAAACCCTAGGATTAGTAAGTCTCTCTATTCTTCTAAAATCAGTTATCTTATTGTTTTGTATTCTTTTTTTAGATAAATCTACTGATGTTGCACTCATTTTATGGCCAGTCATATATTTGCCGGCTTGATCTGTATTCTCCGGAGGATGATAGTGGATCGGGCCGGCCCAGGGCATGCCATCAGGCGTAACAAAATAATCTGTTGTTGATGCGACACCGGTCGAGGAGAGAACACGCTCTATCAAAGGAGCACTGTAAATAACATCAAAATTTGTTGGATTTATTCCAAACTCATCAACTAAAGGATTGCCTTCGCCACTATTGTTTAAATCGACACTTATAAAAGAAACTAACATTAAATTTGATTGTGTGTCTGGGATTTCAAACGTAACAGTATAAGGCACATAATAAACATTTTTTCTAGTGTTAGGATCATATTTTGCGTAGGAAGAGCCAGTCGCTCTTCGACGTGGGCCTGTAGACGAATCATTTGCTCCTGACTCTACTTCAACTTCATTTAAATTAATTTTAAAGTGTCTTACCTTATTTGTTTCTAGATCGGTGAAGGATTCGCCTCTAATTGTTTTTTCTATGTGCTTGGCTAAAAAATCATCTAGTGTTTTTGTATCTTTTACAGCGACAATATTAATTGCTAGAAACTTCTTAATCATATCACTATCAATCCACATTGGAAGATCGCTCTTTCCAGTCAATTGATCTTGCACAAGAACTGTTACTGTTACTTTAGTATTTCCGTCAGTTGAAACAATATTATGTATTTCCGCTTTTGGCTGCGAATTACCCAAAGCATATTTAATAAGCTTTCCGCTGATCGGGTCGTTTACCACCATATATTGTGTTTCCTCATTTATATGAGGGTTATCTTTCAATTTTTTATTATATCCAGCAGTGCCAGACTCTAAAACAATCTTATCAACAGACATGGAAGGCAATATATTCATTAGCAAATTTCTCCTGAAGCCTCAGCGTCTTCTTTATCGGTTTCATAAATATCTTCTGAGTATTCATGAGACTGATCTAAATCTGCACAATCAATAAATTCGTCACCAAATATACCCTTTGACCGGTCAGTTATATGCTGACATAAGACTTCTGGTGAGATCTCGTCATCTACAAAAATATCAAAATAATATTCTACATCTCGCGGTGTGACATCTGGAGTTAATAATTCTAATTCTTGTTCATCAAGTATGGCGCCATTGTCTAGATTAGAAAAATCATTATTTCTATTATCATAACCTTGATTAATTAAAAAATTCAAAGGTATGAGATTTTCATCGCCTGTTTTAATATTGGCTGTGTTGACAACATCTTTTATCTCTTCTATTTCAAAAAGTTCTATATCAAAATTTTTGAGCAAATATTGAGTATTTTTTTCTTCAATATTGATCAACAAGAAATCTTCTTCTACTGTTATTAGTCCTGAGCCGGCTTGGCCAGGTACGTTTAAATCTATATCATCTGGCGTCAACATACCGGCAGCTAAAGCATGTGTGTCTATTGTCTCTAAATTAATTGATGTTTCATAGACGGCTTGGCAATCAATTTGTGGATAATTTATTACCCTGTCCATATTAGTTTTGTTGCTGTTGCCGGTGATATGTGTATAATTTTTCGACTGGATTAATTCACCTTTATAAAACTTTACAAACCAAGCAGCTGCTTTATCAATATTTAAATCTGTCGTACCTAAAGGGCTGACTAACGCGTGATGCTTATCGTTTGAAGGCTGAATACTTTCTGCACCTAAATCAACCCTTTCAGAAGTTAATTTAGATCTTACCATTTCATTTATTCTCTTAACTTCTGTTTCTATGCCACTATAGACATATTGTGTTTTTAATCGAGGAGTTTCTGAACGTATTCTGTCTTCTGAAGTGTTTTGCTCTTCTGTAACTCCAGCGTAGTTAGTATCATATAAGATATCGTCATCATAAAAAGCATAATACGCCGGTTTCATTCTACCTTTTGAAAGTAAATATTTTCCATATTGCGTTAATTCTAGGTCGATGACATCTTCTTTTCGATCAAAAAACATTTACTTGTTCCTCTTTGTAATAATTAGAAAACAATATGATTTTATTATAATTCATATTCAACGCTTAATTTCGCAGTCTCAACCAAACTAAAGAAATCATAAGGCCAGTTATAATTATAACGCGATTGCAGCCTGACATCTTCGGAGACTGATGAGCCTCCAGCAAGATTACCAACGTTATCAACTTGAAATAGTGAAGAAACTTCATTTTTATTTTTCAGCTGTCTCATTGACATATTAGCGCGTTTTTTAACTTTAAAGATCAACCATTTAACGCCACCGTATTGTTGTGTTGGCCCAAATATTTTTTTAAGCGTTTTGGAATTTTCGTTGATGTTTTCTTGACGATGATTGCCCGACCATTGACCTTCGGCTATTTTTGTATTTAAATGGTCTAATCTTCCCCAGAATTCATAATTTGATCTGTCACCACTCATGGCATGGCTTAATACCGAAGCTTCTTTCTTCGCTCTCATTCCCGCATCAGGCAAAAGATTTTGCCATATATCTCCTAAGTCTTTGTTGTCTAATTGCCTAGAGAATTCATGTATATACATGATAAATGGATCAATTCCATCTTCTTGATTATTCATAAATCTTTGACGCGTCAGAAGATATTTTTTGCCCGAAGGTAAATCTTTCGATCCTATTCCTCTATGATAAAAGTCTAATTCTGGTGGTATAACATATTGATCCATCATGTTTATCATTCTAGAAATACTAGTTTCTCCAATATCTTCGGCCGGGAACGTCAAATCCATTTTTGAATGCGCGTTTTTCGAACCCAAGACCTGGGAAGCCAAATCAACATGCACGGCCGGCTTTCCACTCGTAAAATTTTCGTATTGAGCGTAATACTCATCTGGGTGAATTTTAATAAAGTGAATATTGACTCCATATTTTGTGAAAGGCGAGTATGTAACCCCGGGAAGTTCATTTTCTAAAAATGGAATTGCAACAATAGCTTCTGTGACTGTCTTAGAGTTTGCAATTTGTCCAATATATTTAGATAACTCTTGCTCTTCGTCGGCGTTTGGACCATTTCTAAAGCCAGCCACATTTAACAATGATTCTTCTGGATTATTTGTAGCATCTGAAAGGGTAATTTTAACTCCTCTACGCGGGAATGAAACAACTGTTCCGTCGCTTAAAGTAGTAGTTTCATTTCCAAATCCATCAACATTATCAGTATTGGAATATCCCATCCAAATTGATCTTCCTGTTCTGTCGCTGAAGTATCCTTTATTAGCATTGTCTTTTTGCTGTTCGTGTGTTAAATCAGGTCTATGACGACCGGTGCCAACATAACTGCTTTCAGCTAAATTAATCACAGGGCATTCAAATTTAGTACTAATCTCCCATACCTTTTCTTTCTTCGTGCTACCGTCCGGGGCTTGAAAAAGCACTTCTTTAATCTTAAACAAATCTAGAGAAGACGAAACCTTCATTCTATGTTTGTAGGCAGTATGTCCTCTGGATCCAGTAGATGGACTACTAGAATCTAAAGTAAGAGCCACATCTTTAGCTAATACAGGAGTGCCGTCGTCGCGATAATATACCGGCCTGTCAAACAAATTATATTCTTCACTTACAGAATTTGTTTGAATATTGGTTATAATTTCTTCCAGTGTTGGAATAGCGGCTTGCATCGGAGCAGCTCCAAGAGCACCATCTACTTCAGCCACGAGGTTGCCTAATTGGCTACCGGCATCCGGTTGGTGGGTATAAGCCATCTTGTAAACTGCTTTTCCATAATAATACGGGGGAGTGTAAGGTGCATAACAAGGATCTGTTTCGTGACTTGTTAGATTATATAATTCGCCGCTTGTGCCATATGATGTGCCTTCTACATCTGGTTGAGCACTGTCTGTAGCGATCAAAGTTGTAATTGATCCAGTGGCAGTTGGGCCGCCGGTCCAACTCTTGCCGTTAGATGCATCAGCTTTGTCACTCCATTTAAGCAATGCTGGTCCGAATATTGAGCCGCGGCGGGGCAGAGGTTGATATTGTGTCTGTCTGTCTGTAATTGGCACTAGTGGCTTTCTTGGCCCCTCTGCCATGACAAATTCGCTGCCGGCTTGGGGACTTTCTGGGCTTGGACCTCCGGGGCGATATTGATCAAATATTTCGATAGATACATTCATTAAGTATGTGCGGTCTCTAACCATTGGCTTGATTTGTGAAGATCTTGCTGAAGTGAAGCTGGTTAGGCCAGAATTCTTCAAAAAGAAATTAGGAATTTCAGACAAGAAATTATTTGCGGCTTTTTCATAAAGTGGGCCGCGTTCGCCAGTCCAAGCAGCATAAAAAGAGCCAGCCATTTCTTTGCCTAACTTCGCATTTCCTTGGTCATCAGTACCGCACATGTGCCATGTCGGTTCGGTATAATAAATTTTTGGTACCTCTCCGAGCCCTTCGGGCGGGGCGCTTGGAATATTACTTAAGTCATATAATGTCTCAAAAGGTAATCTATAATTTGGAGCGTCAATTAATATTGCGCCATCTGTGTGATCTTTAAGTTTTATACCGTCACCAATTTCTGTAACAAAATTTGTAACGGCCGGCTCTCTCTGATTGATATAGATTGGGTAATCAACTGCAACTCCTGATTTGATTGTGTTAAACATAATACCAGGGGCAAAGGTTGGCTGTAACATAGACTGCATTTTTCCGGCTTGATGTACGTCAATTAATGCCTGTTTCCATCCCTTGGCGCCTTCGTGTCCAGCAGCAGCTAAATCAAAAAGTCGAGTTGAGAAATGAACGCCATCTTTGAGGCCGTAGTTTAAACCGCGGTGAGGGTATGATGTTGTGCCTTTGCTACCCATTAGTTCATATGTAGGATGCGCACTAGCAGTAATAAATTCTGCGCCTCTTTCTACATATGTTCCAGCAGGAGTATAAGCTATGCCACCAGACACTGCGTCGCCGTGTTCCCATACCTCTTTACTATGGTGGTAACCTAGATAAGTTTTCTTATTAACTGAAAGATTGTCTAAACTGCAGCTTAAGAACGGACCGATTGACTGCGAGAATAAAGTTGCTAACTGCATGGTTCTAGTAACAGGATAGAAACCATAATATGGCATTAATTTCGTAATCGCATCAAATCTTAAAGTGATGGCTCTTGGTCGGGCGCCGCCTCCGAGCGAAATATCTTCACCAACTTTGTTATGCATATAGTCCATAGAATCTGATATGCAATAGCGCCTTAAGAATTGTTCTCTCATTACACCAGTATTTTTGTATTGCTCTGTTAAAATTGAAGTGCCTGGGGGGAAATACAAGCTAGATGACATAGACCCTTGACCTCTTAAAGTAAACAGGCCCGGGTTTGGCTTTGTATAGTCAAAATTATATTGGGCGTATTCATCCATATTTTCTGACATATTAAACTCAGCTAAAACTCCATAATCTTTTCCAAACACCCTAACATCTTCTATATAATCTTCGTAAGAATCATACCATGGATTTTTATTAGCAATCTTATTTGCACGATAATAAGGAGCGGTCTTGACATAGCCCAAGGCGCCTGAGAAATCTAATGTATTTGCAATATATTCTCCATTGCCGTTTGTGAAAGTATAGTGTTCGCCTATGATATTTGACTGAGAACTAACAATGGCGTGACCTAGCCTTCCTGCTTTATGAATTGTCTCTGCACTGCCACTTTCTTTACCTGCGGGCGCGCCAGAAAAAGAAGAAGAAAGGCCGGCGACATTAAAATTATTGTAAGGATCTCTGAACAAGCACGGAGAAGCATAAGGCCTACGATAGCCGCCTCTGAACATTGTATCAAAAGTTGGAGGCGGCATGTTTCTATATCCCTTCTGGCTCCATTCCGAGCCGCTATGAATTGTCATATATGCAGTATTGTCACTTATACCGCCCATAGCCGCATAATTATGCCTGGCGCCGAAACTGTTGTTTGTATTTGTTTTCCAATTGTAAGCTCTAGAATTTATACTCGTTATTCTTCCTACAGTAGCAACACCGGGCTTGATTGTTCCTGTGCCAAAATTATCTACTCCAGCTGCTTTTCCAACATATGGATCCATAAACGAAGCAGTGCCGCATGCCCAGTTTGCCGAGGCCCATGAAGTAAGAAAGTTCATCGATGGATCTTCCGCTAATTCTCCTTTCATTCCAAACGTGCCTGACGTAAAATGATTGCCAAAAGTTGAACCAGAAATAAGATTATAGCTGCCGCGGAAAGTATGAGCTTTGAAGTATTGCCCCGTGGGACTAACGGCGGAGCTGCTAGTATCGACATGATGTCTCAGCACACCTTCATTGTCTCCTTCTTGCGCAGGGGGCAATCCAGAGCCGGCAGGTCGTGGCAAAACGCTTGATCGATTTAGAGAATCTAGTTCAGCACTTGAAGAAAATATTACAAGCCAATCCTGTTTATAAGTTGGGCCGTAATAACCTCCCTGTGGGATTAGTGGGGTATCGCCATGAAAACGATTATTTGTTTCTAATATGCCGCCGTATTTGCCATCATCCAAAGGCCAGGCTGATAAAGGCATGTCCATAAACGTAGATCCAATACTGGGATTACAGAACGGCAAAACAGTACCGCCAAAATCCATATTTTCACTTGCTGAAACCACATGATTGGTTAGTCGACCTTGAGCGACTGAAACTGCATCACAGAAAGGCATTGGCTTGCTTGGGTGGTAATCCATGAAATATGTACCATCAGACATTTTTGGGCCGCCAAAACGGCTAATACGCCAGCCCATTGAATTCGAAGCTGAACCTTCAGTTCTTAATCGATCTGGACTGTCTATTGTATGGCGATTTTTCCAGAAAGTATTATGTGAAATTCTATCATAGCCTTTTTTACTGTGGCCTTCTATTTCTGAATATTCTGTTCTTACTCTTGTTTTATTTAAATACGTATGTTGTGCGCGGGGCCAAACAGTTTCTGTGTATCGATGTTTAAATACACTAGTATCATTTGCCATAACTTCGTATATTTTGTTTTCTGTTGACTCGTGATAATCATCGATTTCATCTAGTTGCAGTCTGGTATTTAATGCTTTATTGTCAAATTTAACAAGATTATTAGCATATGAATAGACATATGTAAATCCGGATTTTTCCGCAACCATAGGCTTAAATTTAGAAGAAACTGGAGGTTCCGTATACTTGTGTATTTTTAATCCGTCTGATTTAATCTTGCGATGCAAAAGAGATATCTCAGCCGCCAATGAGCCAAACTCTCTAGCTTTGTGCCAATCATAAGGCCTGGTATCGCCAATAACCCCTTCTTCTGTGGTCAGAGTAATAATATTACTTCTGCGTTGATGTCTAACGATTGGATGTTCCCCAGTTCTAATTTGTTTCCAAGAAGGATAATGGTAAGGGCCATTTCTATGGTGAAGCAAGCTATTCAAAATGCTTCCCGGCATTTGACTGCTTACGACCGCATCATTAGATGCTTTCCCTACGTAACCTAGGTGAAAAGCTGTAGGGTATGGGTTTTTTAGGCTGCCGGCGGAGGTGCGCAAACTCGGGTCGACAAAGTGGCCCAAAGTATTGGCGCTGGAAGTTATTGGCTCGTGAATGTTAATATTTAAACCTATAAAATCATTAACAAAAAATCTAGCATTCAAAGGAGTCCCATCGGCTGTTACTCCTAGAACAGGATTAGTAACATGCGTCGTGACGTATGATCCAATTTCGCTTGCAGATAAAAATGTAAATTGATGAGATGCAGTTGCATGGCCCCATGGAGCAGTTGGCTTGTTGCTGTTTGCGCTTGAGGCCAGTGCGTATACATGATTATAAGGCTGTTTTTGTTTTTGACTTAGAGATCTCCATATCCAATTATATTGAGTATCGCTTCTTGGAATTGTATGTTGCACAAGCCAGTTATCATTTTGTGTCTTATAGGAAGTTGCTTCTTGGCCATCATAATTGTACTCATAATCGGCTTGTGGATTATAAGGCCTTAAGTAACCACTTCCTGAAGTGTAAAGTCTATAGCCAGGATTTCTATTTATTTTGTGGTAAGAAGCAGTTAAGAAATATCCTGTGTCTCCGTAGCGAGAAACTGGATTTTCAGCACCTGGGGCGGTATGAGTTGCGCCATCTCGCAGTCCAAATTTCTCACTGTGACGTACTAGAAGGCTAGCGGAACCATAGTTTGCTAAGAATCTTCTAGTTGCCCAGTTTCTCCACGGCAAAGCGTTGTATACAGAAAAAGTCTCAGAAGCCCTATCTAGATATCCCCTAGACAAAGTTGCGGGATCGCCTGGAGCGGAGAATCTTTCAGCAATGACTGTTTTGTTTCTGCTGCCATCTTTTAATTTTCCTCGATCGACTAATTGATAATCTTGGATGCCTAAGACTGCATCTAATTTGGATAATTCATCAGTAACACCGCCTTCTCCGTCGACACCTTCACGAATCCATAGGTTGTTGACATTTCTACCTGAAGTTTGTACAACTTGGTAGTTATGTTCATAATTACCTATAATTGTTGGTAGCTTTTGATGACCTTTTTGTTCCTCAACCACAACCTCGCCATTGTTTTTCGCAACAGCACCCGGCAATTCGGTCGCGGCCTGATGCTTGATATTTCTAATATTAACCGGTCGTTTCGCGTATTCATCTCGATACATTGTTGCGCGGGGGCGATCTAAGTTTATAACCAGTCCAGAATTAGCATCGTATCTAAGCATTTTTTTATAGTTAATGTCGTATAATGACATTTCTGCGTTTTCAGTTACAAAGGCAGTTAAATTGATATTATCAATCGCAACATAGCCCAAATATCCATAAGCAGGATGTCCAAAATTAACAAATCTTATGTGAAAACTGGTACCTATGTAAGAGGTCAAATCAACAGTCGCTTGACGCCATGCAGAGCCTTGGGCACCTAATAAAGAAGTTGCGCTGACGCCATTCCAACTAGTTGTCAAGGTTGTATAAGTAGATTTATCTGCTGTGTGCTGTAGTAAGAGTTCACCAGGATTTGGCCCTATCATTAAATAGAAAAATGTCAACTTTGGCCCGGGTGTTTTAGCGGGATCAACATTCGTTAAATCAATCTTCGGCGTTGTAAACTGAAACTCTCTTACGTTACTATAGTTTGTTGTTTGCTCAATGGTAGTTGCCGGTGGAATAATCGTTGTGCCATGGCCAGCATTGCCGACAATAACCGCAGTGGTATAATTTTCTGGAGTTACTAGCATTCGATAGCCATTTTGAGACGAATAGCTCGTTCCGCCGTGAATAAAGTTATTTTTTAAATTAAAACCAAAGGAAGGAATTCCTGCTCCGGGGCCTCCATAATCTATATACTTTTCAGATGAATTTGTTTTTGGACGATTATCAAAACCGCTGTCAGCGTTAAATTCAGTCACTGAACTATAGCCATCAAAATCTTCTTTCAAAAGATTGACAAGTGTTGTGTTGTTATATGGCTTTCTAAGATACCAGCCCTCTGGGCGTGTGGCTTCGGTATCAATACCGCGAATAGAAGAACTGTAATTTATATCAATATGTCGATATTGTAAACCACCGACATATTTTTCAGTAAATGGGCCTTGCATTGGCGCCTCATTTCCAATAGTATATTTATCTTCATGAATATTCGTTATATCTATCCTAGAGGCAGTAACAAATGAAGCATAGCCTCCTTCTCCCAAAGAAGAAGAATATACAGCGAATGGAACAATTAAATTAGCTTTTGATTTACCATAAGAATCTTGTGTATTTGTATCTGTAGAAACTCCTTTGCTAAAGACTTCGGCAGTTCCTTTTATCTTTACCTTATTGTTTAAAGTCTTATCATCTTTACATACTGGATATTGTGATGAATCTTTCTTAATTGTAATAAAGGATGTTCCGTCTTTAAATTTAATTGCTTGTCGATGATATCCAAAAAGATTATTTGAGTCTTTATTAGACCCACCATCTAAATGCTTAGAAGTGTCAATAGCGAACTTATAAGGCTTAGACAATCTTCGAAGAGCATATGTTGACCCTTTATATGTTACGCCGGCGGCGTCTTTTCTGCGAGGACCTGAAGCACTGTTTTCTGTTGTTACAACATCTTTTATAGTATTTCGTTGGCTGTCGACTGTTGTGTTGCCAGAAGTTAATGCAGCTGAATCTCTTTCGGCGCGCTCTGAAAACCACAGACAGCCTTTGTCTTGACCCAAGGAAGAGGTAGCATGACCAAATTTCCAATTATAGGTAAGTTCATTAATACCAAAAATCTTACCCTCGGGTGGGTCTTGGTTCATCTCTAGAGTTGGAAACTTATTCCAGTATTTGTTTCTTTCCAGAACATGACTTTCGATCATGTTTCTTAAACTATCACTCACGTTAGCAGATGCCGGCAGCAAATCGTGGATCATGCTTATAATTGCTGAATCAAACCACTTGTAATAATTTAAATATTTCTCTATATCTGGAGTGTTTTGAACTTTTTCAAAGAAAAGCTGGCGAAGCTTGGCCATCTCTTTGTAGTCTTGTCGGTATCTATTGACAGGATCGCCAATCACATTGTTGAAATACTCTACAGTATCAAAGAAGTTTATCATCTCTTGAGAGATCGTTTGATACATACTTTTCTCTAGAGCAACATAATATTGAATTGGTCGACTTTCTCTTGTGAATACATCATCATCTTGAGAGACAATGTTAATCATATCATCAGAATTGATTAATTCCGGCAATTGTTTTTTTGCAGCTGGAATATAAAATTTATCAACAATCTTATTGCTGCTGGTTACAAAGAACTGTCCTTTGGCGTCATGTTGCTTATCAACAATATTGGCAAACAAAGTTGGATATCTAGATCTATAATTATTTGAACCTGAAGAATAGTCAACCACATGAAACGTTCCGTCAGCAGCCGAAGAAGTTACGTTTTCAAAATCCCAATTTAATATTAAAGTCTCTATTGGTCGAATTCTAGATCCAGACATCTGTGTCTGGCTAAAAAGAGAATTTCCATAATCGTGAGGACGTCCAAAGTTTGCGGGATCTAGAGCATGCGCCTTCACAGACCCTGTTGTAAGATGGTCTAGCCAGGCACGTACATGGCCTATTTTCACGTCGGAAGAGATTAGGGTACTTCCGGTAAAGTCTAAGCGTTGGGCGCCGGCATACATCCTTTTCGGGGCCGATACGAACTTTCTACCAGATTGATAATCCAAGCTCTTTGTAAGGTGGAATTCGTTGATAATATGTCCCAATTCTCTGTTGACGCCATAAAATTCTAATTTATAGCCAGTAGTTGCGTCAATAGATCCAGAGGAGCCAGATACCAAGTCGATATATTTCTTTTCAGGGCTAACTGAGACTGCAAAATTCCATTTTGAGTTATCGTAGACTTCATTAAAATAACCAGAGGATAGTGTCACAGATCCACTTAGATCAACAGCGAAACGTGCATCAAAAGGATTAGTCTGACTCTTTACAGAGTAAACTTTAAACTGCGCGTGATCATTTGCCGAAGTGGCTCCGTCCATCCACTTGATAGTAGTTGCACTATTATTATCGACCTGTCGAGCACCAAAAATAGAACTTGTGCCTAGAATTGGCACTTCTCCAAAAATTTTATTATTTGTAACTTTTTTTGGAAAAATAGCTTCGGCTTCCGCAGAGAAAGAAAAACCATGTAAATATTCATCATTGAAAATATTTGTACCACTAATAAAGTTAACAGAATTAGGATTGGATGCATCAGTGCTTTGGTAAACTGTTGCGTCAAAAGCAGTTTGATTTAATGGTGCTTTAAAAATAAAGTCATTAAAGTCAACATATTTGTTGTCAACTGAAAGTTCTCTATAATTGTCCTCAAACAGATAAGTTGTATTATCCCCATATAGATTTATTTTAATCAACTCATCGTCGATCCCAAAACATCTTAAAACATTACGTAAGGATCTTTCTGTTCCTTTTGATTTATAAATTGGCGTTAGATTATTATATATATTTTGATATATAAAGTTCTTAAGCTCTTCTAGCTTCATTCCGAAAGATGCACTTTCATTACGATCGTAAAACCTTTCCAAGGCTGTTACGTCTGTAAAAATTTGTGAAGTATCAAAACCGTAGGAATGCAAAAGTTTTTCAGTAAAAGGTTTTGGCTTATCAGTAAAAGTAGCTCCTAGGCTGCTGCTAGGATATCCTAGATTTTTTAATTTAGGCACTTCATCGATTTGAAGCTGAACAGTGTCAAAATGACTGGCCAATATTTGTGTTAACTTTTTCAGTACTTCTGAGCCACCTATTGTAGGATCGGTATCGCCTTCTATAATCCAGGAAGGCAAAGTATTGAAAATAGCAGAATTATTTTCTTGATCCCACTCTTTACCTTCTTGCACTTTTCTTGCATAGTAAGAACTAACACTTGGATGACTTGAATATATAATAGGATCTTTATATTCAGAAGTAACATGTCCAGATTCTACCATCGCAGATTCTGTGTGTCGTGAACCTGCTTGATATCCAACCCAATTTCCGTTTGATATTCTACCAGAATAATCTAATACAACAGAGTCTTTAGTTGAATTTCCAACAACACCTTCATTAAATTTAAAGTATACGCCCAGATTCACATTAGAAGTGTCTGTGTTGGTGCCGCCTCCAACTTGAAATTTCCAAAACCGTCTAATTTCTTTTGGAGTCCTGGCTGTCTTCCAAAAGCGAAATTCATCCAAGGAAGCAGAAAGTGTATTCCATCCTAAATCGCCAATCGCTCCACTAACTGCGGCTTGAGCACCAATCGTAGCAAAGTTTCCATTGAATTGTCCAAAAGTTTTGCTGCTTTTTATTTCAGACTTTTGTACACCATCAGTAAAAAGTCTAACACGTGTTTGATTACTTTCTTCATCAAAAACAAAAGCATAATGATGCCAAGTTGAATCTTTGAAATCAGCCAACCCAGAAGCAATTGGTAATTCAAAATTATCATGTGCGGGGCCTGAACCAGAGTGACACATAATATAGAAATTAGCATCGGCCGACGACAGACTAATTCGCAAACGACCATTATCCCACGCTGGATTTCCGTCAATAGAGCTACTAGTCCATAAGTCGAATATTGTCTCTTTAAGAACTCCTGGGGATGAAGAATGGTCAGCAGCCCAGCCAGTCTTTTTCATCCAAAATTCAATTGTGTTTCCACGAGTTGCAAAATCTACTTTTAGATTACTATCACGATTTGATCCAGTGTGCCAAATATTTGCTTTACTTAACTTAATATCATCTTTATAAGTGTAAGCACCTTGAGGACCATGAGGGCCGCCTTTAACTAAAATATATTCTGGATTGTTATTTTGCCAGTTTTGCGATGAAATGCTTGATGCATTAATAGAGAAATTTTTACCAATCTCAACATATCCATTTGTTCTTGGGTATTCTTTTTCAAAAATAAATCTCTGTAAAAAAGACCCAGTGTTGTGCCAAGATATTTTTTCTTTTAATGAGCCGTCATATGGAAAAGTTTTATAAATATTGCTAATAGTATCGGCATAGTACATTTCTGCCGAGCCATATCTTGCAAATGCTTGTGGCTTGGTAAAATCTACATTAGGAAAAAATCTTTCAGTATCTTTTTTATATTCCGCAACAAAGCTGGCAGATTCCATGCCATCATCTAGAAGGTTATCTAGTGTTTTGGAAGAAATGATTTTTCCACCATTTTTATTAAAATAATCTTTAACGCTCATCTTTCTCTATTCTAAACCTAAATTTTTCGTTTTGCTCGTGATATTGGCCATTTGAATAATATGAAAATTTTATTTCATACATATAATCTGATTCTAGCAAGCTCATATCTAAATCAAAATAGTTACCTGAAACATCTATAGAAAGTCTAGTGTTGTACATTTGATTAGAGCCTGTACCATACGGAATAACTTCTAAATCATCCGCCACTCTTATAACTTTATAGAAAGCATCTTCAACCGGCTCTGCTGTTGCTTTTGCTGACGCTTTAGTATATATTGTCGGACACCAGTTTTTAGCCCTAGTAAATAATCTTAATCTAGGTATTTCATCTCTATTGTAAGCCGGCTTAAGATTTCTAATATTTGTCACGTAACTATCTGATGGGTCATTATAACTGTTGGCAGAATAATTTTTAATCTTTAAAGTTCCTGTGAAGTATTGATTACTTCCACTGAACCAGACATCATGCAAAATAGACGCAGTAGTATTGACTGCGATGCTGGCAGAATATATGCCAGTCTTATTGTTGCATATGCCGCCAGTAACAGGTGTAGTTGGCAATATGGTTAGAGGGTCGCCAACAGGAGATCCATTTGAATCAGCATAAAGATTCACATATATGTTTTGTGAATTATTGCCTAGAGGAATATTTTTAAGCTGCCCTCTGACGTAATTATAAAGATAAATTTTATTTAGATTATCTGCTGGGGATACTAAAGAACTGCTAGCATAAAAATCTGATCTTCTATCTTTTATTGAAGAATCCCATTGTGCTTCAATGCATGGTTTTTTATAAAAGAACTGCGTTCCCCTAGCAAAAAACTTTTTAGTGTAGTATGATCTGCGAGGATTGTAACTGGCGCTTTCATAAGCGCCAGACAGTCTAATCAGCAGACCATCGTATTTCTGGTGGTTAGAACCGCTTGGACAGTTTCGTAACCAGGCCTCGACCCAATTTGTCATATCAACATTTAAATCTTCATTGCCTTTTTCAAAGTATGCGCTAGCAGTCAGCACAATTCCAGAAGAATCTAGCCTGTGATAATCTAAATCTCCCGAAGCGCCCAAGGCATTCCATTGCTGATCAGTTCTAGCATTTTCCCAGTTAGAAGACCCAGAATTCGTATAGCCTTCCATGTCCAAGCCATAACCCTCTGTCCAGCCTTCATTCTGCTGAGGATCGACGCTTTCCGGCCAGTGCTGTGTATTGATTGGTAAAATATGTAAATAATATTTTTCTGGTAGTGTTTGTGAATGTTTGGCATTAAACATTTTAAGATAGAACTTAACGTCGCCTAAAGCAGGAATATCTTTTCTATTACGAGAAGCAGAAATTTCTGCAATGGGAAAGCTTATTAAAATTCTAGATTGCTCTAAAGATTGACTGCTGGCTTGACCATAAATTGAAAAAACTTCTAGAATATCAGACGCACCCATATTTGCCTGACTACCAGAATCAATTAAGTTTGATTTATAGGCATTAGTTATTGTATTGTCTTTATCAGCGTAAAACCTTTTGATTCCCATTTTATCTGACCGTCCCTCTTATATCTTTCAAAGGAAATTTGAGTTCCATAATTGTATCTTCTGGTACATCAATAAATCTTCCATCTGGTGAAATATGATGATCCATGTTAAAAACTACATTAGAGTATGGATTTCCACTTAAATTTCTTATCTTCACTGTCACTACGTCGACTACGCCTAGTGTATCATTTATTACATCATAAATTCTAGTTATTGCTAGCGGTTCCCCCATGTCATAGGGATTCTGCATAAATTCTCTTAAACTACTGATTATATTATTAAATACATCGTACTTGTTAGTACCAGTTTCCGAAACGGCAACAAAATCAATTCCAAAATTAACAATCTTTCCATCCATTATATCAATGGTGTCGTTAATCATTTTATATTGACCTAGCCAAGTTTTTAAGTTATTTTTAATAGTGGGATTAGCGTTAGTTAAATTTCCGTCAGTATTTTCTGACAAGATATATAAATTTAAATTTCTCTTAAACGAATCATTATCGTGAGTTATATTGCAGCGCTTAATTGCTCCAAATCTAGGTGGCATTGCATAAATTAAACTAGTATAATCATTTCTTGTTACAGCTCTATTTTGAGCAGCAAAAAAATCTTTTGCGCGTCGCTTCAATTCTTCGCTATTAGGAATAGAGACGTCTCCAATTATTGGCAATTCGTTTACAACTTCCAATGACGACCTTACTAGAGATTTTTTTATTCCCGAAGATGCATCTTGATGAAATCTATAAATTGCCTCAGAGACGCTTGTAACAGTGCCGACTCCTGAATTAACTGTATTAAGTGAGTTTCTTCGTGTCAATACCGTTAAAGAGGTATTTGTTGGTACTACTCCAAACTTGTCTGTAGAAAGAATTTTTGAAGGATCTAGATAATTTAATGTTTCGTAGGAGCGACCATGTCTTTTCATAACCAAATTGCTAGGATGTACTATTGGATTGCTTCTAATTTCTGAATCTGATCCATACCCAAACCTCATATAAGTTGCGCCGGCTGAGTCTCTCTCAATCACGTATCTTCTAGGCACGCTCAATGCTTTTAAAATATTTGGAGCTAAGAATCTATCATCTCCAGTTGTAGGAATCGATCGATAAACTATATTTTGCGTCAAGTAATCAACTTCGTAATATGGATGACCTTCCTCATCAAATACAGAAATAACTTCTGTTACATTATCAATTGGAATTTCAAGTCTTAAGAACTTTTCAAATTCTCCTACTTCAAGAACAACCTGCTCTAATTCTCCTGACATTACTTGACCGTAAGTTTTTATTGCATATCTACTAGGCGTTCCATCAACGCTTTCTGCTACAACAACTTGATTATCTGGGCTGGCAAAATCTACATCATCGATAAGCACATATGTGGCGCCCGAATCAGAAGTAAATCTTGAGCCGCGGCGCAAAACTGGACAATATGTAGCGTCTGGACCGGCGCCATTGCTAGCAGCAGGAGCTAAAATATAAAGAGCAATCTCACCAAAGGCGGCGCCGGGGCCTGGAATTTTATATCCCAGTTGCTCTGCGTGCTTTATAATATTATTATATTCAATGGCAGTTGTCATGAAAGATTCATTGACATTGTAATCTAAATAAAACGATAATATATCGCCAACGTATGAAACAGTGTCTAGCATCAAGGATGCGAAGCCGGCATCAGAAAAATCCTTAACCGTATCCGGATAATATATTTTTGCGTATTCTTCTAGATCTTTTCTGATCGAAGAAAAGTCTCTACTAGTGTAGTCAATAGGGATTAACTTCTTCTCTTTGGCCATCTTATTTCCTCATATAAATTAAGTAGTTCTATCTTTCAATTATCATATCCAATACATCAACAGATGAAAGTGGTACAACTTCGTAAATTACTCTCACATTTAAAATTTCTTCTGCATATAATTCTTCAGTTTCTGTACCAGGATATTCTACGTCAATTAAATTTACGTAAGGTAAATATTGCTCTGTTTGTTGGTGTATTCTGCCTTTTAAAGAAGTTTTAGCATCTTCTCTCATTTCAAATAAAAATCTTTTTATGCCTACGCCAAAATCAATATTCATCATTCTCTCACCAGGATTTGTAAGTAAAAGATTTTTAAAGTTTTGCTTTACCGTTTTTTTGTAAGTTTTTATAGATGCAAATTTCCCATCTCGTGGATTTATTGCTAAAGGTAACAATGGCGTTATTCCATAAATTGGCATATTTTTACTCCTTTATTTTAGAATGGTGATACTGTGCAGGCGTCTTGTGGTGAGCCATCCTTATATTCTTCTATTATACTCTGTTTCTTGCCGTCCAGATCATCAATAACTCCTTCAATAATAAGTAGTAAACAATAAATAAAACCAAAGCTTGTCATCGGAGGACCAACACCTGGTCCGAATGGAGGTGGCGGGAATAAGAAACCAAATGGAATCATCGATGGCATCTGTGCGAAAGAGATACCAGGAACTATATATGGAGATAAAGCTTCGACAACACCTTTGATTGTGTTAATAATATCACTCACTTCTTGTTCAAATACGTTTAACGTGTCCCTAGCTTCACCAAGAGCATTTTCTGCAGTCGCTATTGTTTCGTTAACAGTATTTACTGCTTTCTCAGCCTCTTCAAAATCTTGCCTCAATTGATCTATAAACACTTCATCTCTAGGTTGTGCTGCTTCAGCTGTTGCTACAGCTAATTCTGCAATTTCTACTGCAGAGTTGGCTAGTTCTAATTCTTGTTTCAGAATGTCTATCTGGCCTTCTAGTTCGCTAATAACAACATTCATGCTAGCAACCGAACCATCACGTACCTGTTCTGCAACTGTAATTGATGTCTGTACAACTGTCATGACTAAATCATTAATTGCTATCGCTGTACTGACGCACGGATCCGTCAAAGTAACAACCCCCTTCAATATGAGGCGCGGTGCTGTATATAGCATCCTCAAAGCTATATCTGTCCACGCAGTATCCGGGGCACTTGTACTAGTACCGCTATGTCCAGCCTTATAGTTAGAAACACTTCCATACTTTTGCATAGAAAACGGCAATTCTTGCTGATCAATCATAGACATAATAAAATCTAGTATAGTTTCGCGTGTAGCTTTGAACCGATTTTCCATTCGAACATCTTGGTTGCTTAAGCCTGTATGCATGCAAGTAAGTGACAATAATCTTTCGTATGGGAAAATATGATCAAACAATAGAGTATATTCTGGCGTGCTTCTTAATTTTTGCAAAAGTATAGGCAATGCGTCATAGTAGCCAGACATTAAAGTGCCGCGGCCTCCGGCTTCTTGTGGCTTAAAAGAAGAAAACTCTAACGGGCCTGCAGTGCAATATATGTATTCGACATTTACACGCACATCTGCCATTGGAATCGGATGCAGTCGCCAACTTTGTTTTGAATAAGAATCAACATCTAGATTAGTATCAGCTTTTTGATTTGGCATGTACTCTGTGATATCAAAAGCTTTTGAAGCTAAATAAGCATTTGACAAATCTTTCAATCCGGTATTTGCCTTTCCTTCTAAATTATTCTGTTCTATTCTAGAAATTAAATTATCAAACGCTTCATCGACTTTTGATATAATCTTTGTATTTTCTTCTATATTGGTTGTATCAGGCCACATACCATATGGCTTTGATGGAGGAACGTAGAGCAATCGAAGCCCATACTTCATACAATCAAAATAGTCAGCAAAATATTGTAGAGTAATAGCATCTACAGACTCTTTTGCAGGATAAGTAACTGTTTCATACTGGCCTGTCCAGAAAGTCAACCTTGCACCTCTAGATTGATCAATATCCGGATCTGCCCATAGAGGGTCGCCGGCTAGCTCTCGTTCTTTACTTACGATAGCATTCCAATTCACAGTGCCGGTCTCATAGCCAGCAGTAGATGTCTCAGTATTTTGCCCGTATTCTAAATATAATCTTGGAAACGCTCTTCCCAAGGCCAAGGGGCCTTCTTGTTCATTAACGCCATATAGCCAAGCTCCACCGCCCGTCACTGAATTTCTATATTCATCATTAGTGACCATGATCCATTGAGCCCAATCGATAACATCTTGCCAAGTTATAACTTGAGTATTTGAAGTTGGTATTCTTATATCACCTAGAAAAAATGGAGTAGTTGCTGAAGATGGTCTTATAATAACTTGATCATGGACGCCGCGGTCAGCAAACTCATTGCTTAAATTTGTAGTTTCTGGTGCAGAATCTATAGTTTTTTGTACCATGAAATCCATACCGAAATCATCTTCTTTTCCTTCAGCCTTTTGTTTTTCTAAAGCTGCTGGATTTTTCTTAATGTTATTGAAAGTAAAGGCCAGAAAAGCTACGTGATCAAATGCGGCGCCGAGCGCTCGGTGTTCAGCTCTACTAATTTTTTGACTATAACTATCTTTTTGAACCTGGGAGTAGCCGCCAGTCATTGGGTCAATTGGATTGAACAGTCCCTCGGCGCTGACCAAAGTTTCGTCAGTGGTTATTCCGTCTAATACAAAGCCCGGAGTTATACCGACGTTAACAGCGCCATAAGTTATTCCTTCTTCTTTGTAAAATTGTATTCTATATGCTTTAAGAGCCCTAAGATATTGTTTATAGATGCTTTGAAAAGTAATTGTTCCAGTATAGTTTGGATTTTGCACAGGAAAATGACCTAAATCATGCGCCTGCACGTTTCCAGTGCCATCTTCATTTAAATAAATTTCATCAATTGTGCCATCTTCATTTAAACCAAGCTCAAAAGCTATATTTGGAGCGCCCATATCTTTAATATACGAATTATATGTTTCATGAGCGTTTTTACCGCTGGGAGAGGCGAAAGGAAAACTTACGTCGCGCCAGCCGGTTAGATTATCTAATCCGGCAGATTCTAAAGTTTCTTGTGTAGCAAAAGGCAATCCACTAATATCAAATTCCAAATCATGTGTGGCAGCATAGTGTCTTGAGCATGGCACACCAACTTTGATAAACGCTTGACACTCTCCTGCATACATCGAAGCACGTGATTCAGATTTCATAATCTCTTCCAACATTGTAGTGTTGTATGAGTTTGGAGCTGTAGGGTCTACTATTCCACTCCATGTATTTTGATACCACATGTCATGATTTGTTTTTCCGGCATTGCTTAATTGGTCTATATTTTCTGTGTTAGTGTCAGAATGATAACTAAAATGTCCTTGACATGGACGCATGCTATCAAACATATATATTGTACTGAACCATCCATTAATTTTTGGTACAACGTTGTTCCAAAAAGCTGGATTTTCTTTCGGATGTAAGCCCACGTTGTTCCACATCAGTGACGTGTCGAAATTCCAACCTAAAGGTCTTCTGGTGCCTAAAGGTGTTTCGGCTTTGGCTGTGTATAAATAATCAAAAGACCCTCCAATCAATTGAAGTATATCGTCCCAAAATTTTATACTACTAACACCATATTCATTGAGCTTCTCTTTTGGACGTCCTTGATCCTGAAAATACTGTACAAATGGATCTGAATTTACCAGCTGGTCGTAATCAAAGCTATAAAAATCACCACTGCTTGGATCAGGTTGTGGATATTCTACGGGAGTTCCGTCTGCCTTAACTCTGTTGAAAGCTACATCATATATTTTTGTATTTTGACCTGGTTCATGTTTTCTGCCCAACTTGTCTTTATGTTGCACATAAATGTATGGCTGCAAAACAAAACCACCCTCTGAAAACAGTTCTTTTTCACTCTCGAATGTATAAAAAGATTTTCCATATATATGAGAGCCGTCAGACATTAGCGCTCCGCCGACTTTACGATCACCTTGATTCAACACGCCACCTTCTGTGTATGTTATCAACTTATTATCCGGATCATTCATATTAATAAACAACTGACCAGATTCTTTATCATTGCCGGCTGGGTTGATTTCTTCTCCTTCTTCAAAGTATGAAGGTTGAAAAGTATCATATAATTGATAGGGATTTAGACCAGTGGTAAATCGCATTGAAGTTAATTTCTCTGCATATTCCTCTTGTGTTTTAATTCTGTAGTTAGCATAACCTAATTCATCCATCAGATTATTGATCGTTGTAACAATTAGAGTATATTGCCTATCAAAAATTACTTCTAATGCTAGCTCTGGCTCATACCTACGATGCTTGCTTTCTAATAAGTGTTTGTGGCTATAATTTTTTTCTAAATCTTCGTTGTACCATGCAGTGTGAACCAGGTAATTCTTGATTCTGTGTCGATGGGGCCGGCCATATCCTTTCGGATCCGCCCCGGGTTCAATTATTTCTACAGCCCAGCCATCTCCATTTTCATCAATTTCGTATGTATGTTTATGATAAGATTTGTCTGGATGATTAGTTATGCCGGATCCGCCTTCTAATTCATCCAATATCACAGCGCTGCAGCGTGATGCTATCAATTCGTAATACTCTTCAGACTCTTGCATCAGCTGGTTTCTTACTCTTTCAAAAGCTGTTTTTCTAAAAAATTCTCTGGATAGTACAAATGTGGTATCAAATACAGAAGCTGTTGGCATATACTCAAACATTATTTGCAGCGCGGAGACTCGAAGTCTTAACTGCACTAAGCCGTCTAATACAGCTTCTTCGATTGGTTCCAAGCCCAAAGCCTCGTCTCTACTATCTTCAACTAGTTTTTTATAATTTGCTCTTTCTTTAGCTATTTTCTCATCTTCAGTTGAAATCTCAAACGGTTGACGGCATAACACTTCTCTCAATCTTTCATCAACTTGTTCTCTGAGTGGTCCTATTCCTAATAGTTTTTCAGAAACTGTACCGCCTGTAAATTCACAAATATCGGACCATGAATTCAAAAACAACTTTTGCAAAAACTTGTCAACAAACTTAAGATCAAAGAATGGAGACAATAAGGTTCTTTCTCTAAATTCATTTAAAATTCTATTTGTTTCTTTGGGGTGAATATACCTTGCAAACACTTCTTTTATCTCTTCCTCTGATTCTCTTGGAAAAGTAAAGTCGCGAGGGGAGGTTAGAGATCTTGGAGATGCACCTGGTATCTTATTTTTAATTTTGCTTACGACCAGCATACCAAATAGTTCTGCAATTGTTTTTGGATATTCGCCTTCTGGCATTCCAAGAACTTCCAGTAACGACGTGAAGTATTCTGGATATGCATTTCTTTCGAGCTGTTTTGCTAATGTTAGACCGCCGTTTTTAACCTTAACCATGCATACATCATCATGTACATGAGTATTTGGCAGTAATTCCGACTCGATTAATTCGTATTCAATACTAAGTTCAGAATTAGCCAGACGATCCATTATTTTTGTGACAGATTTTTCCTGTTGTTCTGTGTAATCAGATGTTGGATCTGGCTTGCCAGTAACTGCCATTGATACGACGCCGCGAAGGGCTTTGGCGGCTTTTGGATCAGCCTGACCAAGAGAATTAAGAACATCGGCGCCAATTGCATTGTTTTGACGATTATTGTCGCCAGTCTTATCAGGAGAAAAACTGCTATTTCCTAATACATCTAAAGTATGTTGACTGGCTAACTTTTTCGGTATCTTGAAGATATGCTTAGTAGTCATCTTTTCAGCATTAATTTCATACCTAGGCGGTATCCATTCTCCCGGTTTTTTATATGAACCTTCCACCCATACAGGCTCGCTGTTTGGATCCGGCTGCTGCCAATATCCCTCAGTCCAAACTTCTTCCTCGCCATCTATAGGCATATATTTACCAGGTACTAAATTCCTAGTATAACTTTCTTGTGTACCTAGATATGATGGATTTGATAGAGTATCTCTCAATCTTTGAAAGGGAAAAATACGCGGACGACTATCCATTAAGCTAGCAAAATCTTGCGTCGGCATAGAAAAGACTAAACCATGATCGCGTAAATCTTGTAACGGAATTAGAAGAGAGCTATCCTGAAGGACCATTTTACTATATTTATCATGATTCGGCTGGCCATCAGGGTCGACGCCGCCCTGGCCAAAGGGATTTTTACCGTCTTGTTGGTATCTGAAATATTCAATTTCTTGGCCCTCGGTTGCTCTTCGCGGGTACATTACAATATCATAAACATATTTTTTGAAACTCTGTACAATCCTTTGATGATTGATTGGAAATGTACCGAATCCTTCCGGAAACTCTAGACCAGCAAATGTTTCTTCTTGAAAAGTTTCCCACATTTTATAGTTTTCGCTTCCAAATTGAACGTTAGCCGGCAAAGGATACCAGCCTTTTCCATACTGAATGAAAAAATCAAATAAAGCACGTATATTATCTTCATACGCGAAATCAACAATAGCTTTATAATTTTTTGCGACATGTCTATTCTGTCCTACTTCTCCCAACCATTCACATTGATTATTTAATATAACGGCAACATTATTATTATATCGATGTCGATTTCCATTTCGACCACGTGGCCAGTTTTGCATCCATCGATTCCACCACTCATCTTCGTGTAATAATACTGCTGGTGTTCTTAATTTTAATGTTGGGCCATCATAATAATTTTTATCTGGCTCATTATACATGTCTGCATAGACACCTTCTATATCTTTCATATCCGGACCATCTTCGTCAGCATGTTCTTCGATAACCGCATTTTGTCCATTCCATGGAAGACCTTTTAGCACCATACATTTTCCGTCAGGCTCTGACATGTGTGTGACTAGTCGACCTCGGCCTGGCATGATTGTAGAGCCGTCTTGCTCGCCGGTCGTGTGATCAATTGTTGATCTCAAAGTACCATCATATTGACGGGGGTATCTCTCGACGTCATATGCGCTAGCAACATACTCGTCCATTTCTCCCATGATTTCAGCCATTTCTGCTGCAGCTGAAGCTTCACGAGCGGGGTCAGGACTAATAATTGCCTTGAAAGAACCGGCTTCTTTTTCAAATATCGTTTTAATACCATCAAAGATTGTATCCAAGACAATTTTGTTGCTTCTGGCAACTGACGGTAAAATACCTCCCGGTACCAAATCTTCACATTTAAAAGAAGGCATTTTATCTTTTAGCATGCTTGAAGGATCTTGTCTCATTAATGCCATTAAGTCTTTAATTTTATTCAAGTTTTCGTTTAATTCGTTTCGCAATTGTGCTTGAATTTCTTCTTCAGAAAAACCATGTTTTTCAAGCGCTTTTCTTTTGCCGGCCATTGAGTCAAAATCTTCACACAGATCGTCAACATAAGGAATATATTGTTCAAATTCATCACACACTTTTAAATCGATAAAAGCACCAACATGAGTAAAGAACATGCGTATATCTGGCAAAGTGCTCAAGGCAGGTAGATATTCTTGAAAATCTTTTTCGATCAAACCTCTAATCAAAATTAAAATACTCTGCGGGCTTATTCCGTTGAAAAGATTACACATTTCTCTACCAGTCAGCATCTTAGCAACTGCTTTCATAAATTTAGCAGAATTATCAACCGGCAAATTATAATTATCGAAAGCCTGAGTTAAAGCTGGACTTGGGGCAATAGCGTTTGCAAATGCAGGAACTTGATTTTCAAAAGCACCATACTCGCCTTCTCCGACATTTGGACCGGGGCCTTCTTCCGTCAGACATGCATTCATTAATTCTGACATCGCGCCGTCCATCAGTCCAGAAATAATACCAGCAGTCACTTTCCAAAGCGCATCCTCGTAAACATCCATTAAGTCGCCGTTCTCGCTAGTTACTTTTCCTAATTCCGGAAATACAAACTTAGGAGGAGTTGGCAAATCAGGTACAAAATCTTCTAAGAATTCCCAATCAAAACTTCCGTCTGGCGTTGTGAAGTCATGTAGAACAGCTCCGGGGTCATCAAAAAAGTCGCCTGGAAGGTCTAAAACAAATTGTGTAATATCAGCACATACTTTTTTAAAATCCAAGAACTGCTTTAGTTCTTCTATAAATGTGTCTATCTCGTTGCTAGCTATAGAAACATCAGACATAAATTGAGCGACGTCGCCTGTGGCACTAGCAACTTGGCCGGTCTGATCTTTGCTTCCGCCGGCCGCATATTCTTCATATCCTAAATTAGCAATTGCTCCAGTAGAATCAGCTGCTAATTCATGCTCAGCAAGAGCACCTTGAGCAGCTAGTTTTCCAGCTGCAGCTGCAGAAATATCATCCATTCTTTGCAAGCCCTGTTGTATAACACTAGGACCAGAAGCGGTTTCTCCTAAGAATATTTCTTCCGGAGTGCCTCCGAAGGCTGATGTTGTAATTCCGTCAACCATACCCATTGCCATGGCTCCAGAAACACCAAGCATTTTTCTCATCTCGCCGATGCCAATTGCTTTAAGAATTTCTCTAAACAGGTATTCACACAATGCTTCTCCGGTTAAGGGGATACCGGCCAAGTTTGACAAGCATTTCATAATCTGCGCCCAGACATTCTTCATGTCAACTTGATTAAGAAGCTTTAGATAGATTTCTTCAAAGTCTCTCCACTCTTGAGATTCTAGAAAAGATTTTTCAAAAATAGGATCATCATCTGAATCCATAATTCTCAAGCGCTCTGCTAACAATGCTGCTCGATCACGTATGGCCCATGGCCTATTGAGAAGTTCTAACTGTCTGTCTCTTTCTTGCCTGGTTAACACACTTTTTTTGTTTAACTCCATCAACTCGGCTTTTTCAGCTTGATCATCTGATGGTGCTTCTTTTCCAGAGGGATATATTTTAATAGCGGGATATATTACAGCTGATATAAACTCTTGCCATTTGTCAGTATTCTTACTCCTTGCATCAAAAGAAATAATGTCCTTATAAAGAAAAGCCAAGTGCATGGTTGTAGGAGATATGTTGTCTCTTAGGCATTCGATTCCGACACTACATATGTTTAACGCAGCTGTATCTTGTCCAAATGCAATATGCATTAATTGCATATTATCTCCTCTAGCCATCAATTCAAGCATGCTGTTTTCTGTGGATAATCCATCAGGAAATCCTTCTGGATTATAGCCTTGGCCTGGATATTTTAAGAAGTCGTCTAACTGTCTAGGCAATCTTTCTAACTGCTTAGCTTCATGCTCTAAATCTACATGATCGATTGATCCGCCAGATGATTTAAAATTATCAACTCTCTTCTTGTATTTTCTTAGTATATTTGCAACTTTTTTCATCGCACTGTCGAACGACATCGCATTTAAATCATAAAACGCCTCAAAACAACCGCCATGTTGTTCACATTCGTTTTCATAATCAATTAATTTTGCCTTACTTATATCTCCATCAAAAGGTACACTATCTAAAAATTTTCTAGGGCACGCTACTAAAATATAATGTTTTCCGTCGCGGGGCGATCGATAAATACCATAAGGGCCAGGCTTTTGTGATGGCGGCAAAATGCCACTAATAAGCTGTACATCAGAATTAGGAATATGAGCAACTATATTTGTAACAGGCGCATATACCTCATTCCCGGGAACACCATCAGGAGAATATGGATCTTGCTCTGATATTTTTGCTTCTAATTTTTTTGTGTCTCCTAGATCAACAGCCGATAAATCTTTCTTAAAAAATTTAAATATTTTCTGTATACCTTCTGTGCGCGCCATTAAATGTCCAGCAGCGCTGCCTACAACCTTGGTACACCAAAATTCTTCTCCCTGAAGACTGGGATCAGGCACTTCTAAATCAGGATCTTGCGACAAATAATCCCATTGCCAAGTTCTCAGCTGCAGCATTCTTAAGCGCCAGCCACTTAGGCCCCACTGTGGCTTTGTTGGCAACGGCGCGCTCGTTAATCCTTCGGGTAGAAGAATATTTGGATTAGCTAATACCTTTTCGTAGCCATGATAATTTAATTGATATTCGCGAGTTTGAATTGCATCTAAGTTTTGTTGAGGGGTCGGAAGCGCTATTTGATCTAATTTTGGCCCCCAGCGTTCGCCTTTAATATAAGGACCATGCTTGTCTTTTGGCAAGCCAGGATAATATGTAGCGAATGTCGGCAATCTAGTTAATATTGGAGTGCATAAATCCATTTCCTTGGCCCAGTTATAGCCACTCATTTTATCTAGAGAATTTGCTATAGGCTGTCCAGAGGGTAATAAATTCTGTGGCTCTGCACTTGGAACCGGGCGGGGATGCCATGGCGTATTTTGCGTCGGGGTCGGAGCATCTTCAGCTATTTCTTCTGCTTGAATAGAAGCTGCTAATAAATTTGAAATTGCATTTCCAAAATTAGTTTGATCTAAAATAATTTCAGCATCATATGTAAAATTGTTACCAGAACCGGCGCCGCTAATCGCACTAAATGTAGTTCCACTCCAATTTGATTTCCAGCTAACAACAAAATCTGGGCTGCCTGACCATCCAGAATCAAAATTAGGCCAATCTTGTGCGACTGTATCATCTAAATTAAGAACAAATAAGTCAGATAATGTCTCTGAATAGTTTATAGCGTCTGGTGCGGAAATATTATGATTTCCATTTGGACCTTCTGGAATTCCAACCGCTGCTCTTTGTATTTTTCTTTCATCACTAATTTGTGTAAAGAAATCAAAAAACGCGTTTGATATTGCCTGTCTGGCGCCTTTGATAATTTCTCCCTTCGCCAGGTCGGACATTTCACTATTCCAGGCGCCGTTAACCTGTTGATATTCTTTCCAAAAAGCGCTGTGGTCTTGAATCTGACCGGCAAACACTGTGGCGGCGGCATTTATTTTTATTGTGTAACCCATATTCTACTCTTTAATTTGTTAAATTATACCGGCTCAAGTGCGGCCACAGACCTTCATTTAAAATTTTGTTATATTCTGATATTGGCAAAGGCTTGCTACCTAAACCCCAGTTTACTTTTAGATTTTTGAGTCTCTGCTGGTATTTGGACAATTCAGCTTTTTGTTGTTTTACTAATTGTAACTGAAGATTGGGTATTGTTTTAAGCAGTTCTTTAGAAATAGTAGTGTCTGTAAAATAAAACCCATAATGTTCATGTTCAACTATATACTTCCACGACTGTATCAACCGGCTTAATGAGGCATCGAGTAATTCTGAAAGTTCTAACATATAATCAATTATCTTTTCCAATAAGACATTTAAGTTGAAGCCCTTAACTAATGGCTGTACAGCTCCAAGAATATATTTATCTGTTGCTGTTGACGTTTGATTTCCGGCTATTAAGTGAATTCCTCCAACTGATTTTATTTTTCCATTCTTCGGACCTCTAGAATCATAAGGATCTGTATACGTAACTAGTTTAATTGTACGGCGGCCAACGACTCTAACATCGTCGGCTTTAATTCCAATTCCCGAAAGTGCTTTGGAATGAGGACCTTGTTTAATATTCAAATAATCATCTATGTCAGTCTTTTGGCTAATATAAATTCTTGCTGCATCATTTCGAAAATTAACATTTGTAAACATTTCTTCGCCATTTTTATAAGCTTCTGTTGATCGACCAACTACAATATCAATTGCGCCGCACTGTGTGTCGCCTAGGCCGCTGTATCCGCTAGCAACAGAACTTCTTCGATCGCGTCCTAAAACCACATAGCAATTGTTGACTTTACTCGATCCCGGCACTGTTTCTTCGCATGCAGCTTTAATATAAGTAGCAGAATTATCAATAGTTATATCACCTTGTATGCCACTTATTTTAGCAGCTGCAAGATCGATCGGAGACGCATTGTTGTGTACTCTTTGCTGCTCTGGACTTAAATTTTCATCTCTTTTGATAGCGGGTTTTTTTTCTGACATTTATATACCTTACTTTCTCAGTTCTTTTATCATATCAATAATTGAAGTATTGACATGATTTCCATTAGATAACATTTGTGCTGCAGAAGGAACTCCATTGAATAGACATAGCCAATCAGCTGCATGAGTGCTTTGTGTTTGTATCATGGCTTCAAAATTACCCCAAACTTGCCTGGTCTTCGGATCTTGTCTTCCTGTGCCTAACACCGGAGCAAACGCAACGCCTGCTCGGTTTGCTAATTCCCAATTAGTTTTCCATTTCTTTGTCTGTGTATTTGCTCCGCCGGTTTCGCCTGACGAATATTGCATTGGAGAAAAAATATCAAACATTTTATTAATTTGTGTTTGCACTGGCTTTAATGCCGGCTGGGCTCGATATGTCATACAACAGTTAGCCAATGGTATACCCGGAGCCACAGCTCTAAAGGCTTTAAGAAACTCAGCTAAACGACCAGCGGGATCTTCATAGAAGGGCTGACCTTCAACTCCACACCAGTGTTTTTCTGCATTAACCCAGTGACATTTAGATCCGAGCGCTTTGGCTGCTTTTCCTGCCACAGTACCTTCAACCTTTGCTCTCTCATAATCAGTCGCATAAACCCATGACCATGTATGAAAAGAAATACCAGCTGACTCGCACAGGCGTTTTTGTTGCTTCGATTGTTCTAAGAATTTAGAACTATTTCTTCCGTCAGCGCATTTAGCCGCCATAAACGACAAATGCTTTAGATTTTCTATTTCCAATACCGGGCCTTTAAGCCCGCTGACTGTGTTCATAAGCCCAACTGCAGGGCCGTTTTCTTTTCTTTCTACGGCTGCGGCTACTTTTCCAGCTAATGGTCTGTGGCTGTAAACTCGACATGGACGACATTCTGGGGGCTTTGGCCACTTTTCAAGTTTGTTTTGCAAATCTTCTATTAGCTTTTCTGTTGCAGCTAATTCATCTTTTAGGCTTTGCGGAACATCTGTGCCGGCAGCTTTTATTTTGTCCTGTATTTCTTTTCTCTGTTTTTGTAATCGGTTTAAATCATTGACAACAGCGCTTCTAGAGGAGCTGTTGATTTTCTGACCCATTTTTTTGTACGCTTCTTTCATTCCGTCAATTAAGCTTTTCTTTTTCTCATCTTTCTCTTTGGCTGTAGCGTCAGAGCCCTCTTCTTTAACTTCTTTAGCAGATTCTTTTCCTTCGGCGCCGGGGGCTGGCTTCGCTGCTCTTGCAGTTGCGCCAAATTTTACTGCAATGCTTGAAACATATTCTTTTGCACCTTCGGGATCCATATGAACACCATCGCCCGTTGTTTTTCTAGCCATATAATTCGGAACAAACTTTTCCCAATTTTTAATTGGATCAATAAAGTGAAGTTTGGATCCAAAACCCCACATTTTTGCCAGTTCCTTTCTCATATTAGAATTTACAGTAGACCGGTAAGTAAATGATCCGGGATTATTAATTTGATGTGATTCTCCACTTACTCGGCCGCCGGGTACAACCGGGGGGCAAGCTGCAACAATAATAACTCCAGATGTAGTTCCACTAGTCCAGCCACATTCTTGTCGTATTCTTTTTACCAAAGTAGCAATATCTGTGCCAGCTTTCGCGGTGTCGTCACCTCTGTTATTGCCGCCCAAGCTAATAAAAATTAAACCAGGCTTGTTTTTTTTAAAATAATCTTTTGCACAGCCCCATAATTTAAAAGCAGTCTTATTACATCTTTCTCCTGCTAGCCAGGCTGAAACTTTTGCTCCGGAGCGGCCGATGCGTTCTGTTTTCCATCCAGTGCTTTTCATATACGCCTGCATTGTTTTGCCTAATTCTAATTTTATCTGACTATCGCCAATTATTAAACACTTATCGTTGCCTTTTTTTGGCACCAAAGAACCTTTTGCAATTGGAAAAGTACTAGTATCTATTGTGCTAGACTTAGATTTGGCTGGCTGCAGGCATCCATCAACGCAAACCTCGCCAGCGATGCGTGCTGACGTAGTAGTTGCCGGCTGGCCGATGAGTGAACCCAGCGGAGGCTGCTCGATCGGACCTAAAAGTATTGCGCCCTTCCAAGTTTGTTTGTTTTGAAAATCAACCCAGACTAAATCACCAACTTTTGGTTCAAAAACATTATTGTCAGTGGCCGTAAAAGTATGGTGCATATCAATCACATGGTGATCTTCAGAATTTTTAGGTTCAGGTATCGGAGCGTGAACCTCTGGAATTCTTACTTTTACCTGTGTTCTTACAGAAGCCTCGGCCTGTTTAAATCCTGAATCAGTCGGATCCCAACCATGAGTTTCGATACGTAAAACATATCCTAAATATGGACCTGTATTATGAAAAACATCCGATTCGTAATGTTTTTCCGAAATCCGCAACATGGCTCTGACCCAATTGTTATCAGTGCTGTCTTTTCTTTCAGCAGAGCCAGGCTTCAAGATTGGATTTAGTTGGCCCCATGCGTATTTTGGAAAGGGAATACTCATTTAATCTATTCCTGATTGATTAAATCAAATAATTCTTCTTTATCTTTATTTGTTAGGCCAGCTTCAGCGTTATTTTTCTTATGCATAAGACCGGTTATTTTCACCAACTGTTCGTTCGATCTCTGCAATGTTTCTAGATATTTGGCCGCTACAGGGCCAAAATATTGGTGCTTAGAATCATCAGTTTTAATATGATTCATAAGATCAGTTAGCAATTTCATTGCCACTGCACGGTCATGCTTTATATTCTGTATTGCATCGACAATACATTCTTCAGCATCTATATTTCGCCCCTTTCCCATTTTTTTCGAAAAACCCTATATTTGATTCTCATTTTGTTTAAGTTGTTTACAACTTGTTTGGTATTAAGGCCAGTAATTTCCCTAATATATAGATAAATAGCTTTTTTATTAAAAATTTCAATTTGATCGGAAGTTTCGAAAAGAATTTTAATTGCTTCTAGCACTTTGCGCTCATTATCTTTGAGCTTCATTTTTTCCCAACTTTGAATTTCAACCCAAAAATTGTTCCAAAATTCATATTGTTCGCGGGCGTGGGCATATGCGTTGTCTATAGACAAATATTCACACTCTAGATCATTTGTCAAATCATCCATATGGACTTCTCTTTTAATACTTCTAGCGTTTTTCTTAGTCTTGTGAATAAACCAATTTTTAGTTATAACGCTGAAATATGAAAAAGCTTTTGATCCTTTCTTGGGATCATATTTGTCCAATATAGTAGTAAGCCATATCTTACATTCTTCCTTTAAGACATCAATATTCGGAAGATTGGTGAACTTATATGTGTATACTATCTTGTCAACCATTTCATTAAAGGCCGGCTGGATCCACTTTATGTAAAGCTCTGTTCTTATTTTATTATCGTTTGTAGAAGCATATCTTACAATTGCCTCTTCGTGAATTTTTGTAAAGTAATCGTTTTTAGTTCTGCGGCGACGGCGTTTTTTCTTCTGTATCATCTGTTTCTTCCTGTTCATCTTCTAAAAAGAAATATTTTTCCCTATAGAAAGAAATTTCATCGATTACTACGCCCATATGTTGAATTAAAGCTTCTAAAGTTGGGTCACCGTAAAACATTTCCATTTCGTATATCTCTTGCAGATGATTCTCAAAGCCCGACATGCCGCTCAGCATTTTATAAAAATCATCATCTATTTCATTATAGTGAGCCATAGTTTTTCTTATGTACCACACTAAGCCACAAACTATTAATATTGTTATAAAAAGCAGTAATTCTACGTATCCTATAACATATCCTATTAAAACGGCGTTAATAAGCAATGATATTCCTATTAATATTTGTGTCATTTATATTCTCTTTCCTTGAGCGCTTGCTTTTCTTCTCTTACTTCTTGCTTAAATTCTTCTATCTTGCTTTTGACAACACTTCCTACTTTTTGAGTAGAGCTATCTTTCTTCTCGGTCATTAAAAAAGAAGGGACTCTAAAAAGAGCCCCCTCAGTATCACATTTCTTACAATCTTCTAAGCGATCAGAAATAGAATGAAAAGTCTCAAATTCATCATTGCAACTATTGCAGCGATAAATATACCTAGGCATTGTTATCTTCTTCGTCACTAAATTTAAGCAATGGCGGATTCATGACAAAAAGCTCTTTATTCTCACTCACCTTGAAGTCAAAGCCTTTTAAGACAGGGACAATATCTGTCTGCTCTAATAATGATTTTTGAAGAGCCATCATTACTGCTCCCAAAGCTTCGTCAGATAGTTTTAACATTTATTTCTCCTTAAAAAATACTTCTGAATTTATGTTTTTATCATCTATAAAAAGATCATAGACCGGCTTTCCCAATCTTAGTTCGTGACATTTTACACCCCACTCACTAAATTGTTTTTCAGTAACTTCTCTCCAGTCAATACCAGAGCCAGTGCCACGAGCGGTCCAATAAATAATTGTATCTCCATTATCGTACAATTCATTAATTTTGTTAATATTTTTTTGTATTGGTTTTGCTAGTGAATAATCTCTGCTAGGCGGAGATATACAAATTGTCTCATCTATGTCTACATATATAATCATTTTTTAATCCTCCAGCTTTGTAAGTTTTTTTCCTTGAGCGTCGGTTACCCAAGCAGTTAAATCAGTTAATTGCAGATCTCTAGATATCTTTTGAGCTTCTTCCATGGTCATCAACGGAGATATAGTATAAACCTTGCCGTCGCGCGTCAATACTTTTACCATATATCCTTTTTTATCGATAGACATCATATAACCAACGGCCGCACCCGGGACTGTTCAACTGTTTCGTCGGATCATTTAAATATAGTATTTCAATATTATTTTCTCGTAAATGCTTGTCAAGCTGATATTCTACATTATCACCCCAATCTTTTTGATATTGTTTATATTTTTCTATAGGGGGATAGGCTTTTTCTTTTTCGTAAAGTGAGCAATAAACATCCATTGAAGATGGAGCGCCCATAGAAAAACCATCAAATAGAAAATTATCCATAAAACGATTGCCCTCGGGGCATTTCCAGCCACCAAAAACAAATATCTTATTTTCCAAGTCTCCCACTAAAGCTGCAGTCTTTTCTATATCTATAAACGTTTTGAAAGTTGAGTCAAATCGACTGCGTATTACCAAATCATATTCTATATTATTTTCTTTTTCATATTCACGCATCAAATTATTACATGCATGCATTTTATACAATTGTCTTTTCTTTAGCCATTCCCACTTTGTTATTTTTTCTATTTCGTTATTGTCTTCGTTGATATCTTCACTTTCTATCACAAGTTTTTTCAGCTGTTCGCCATAAACTTTATTTATCTTCTTTTCTAGTTTGTCTATCTCTACATTGTATATTTTGCCATATGTGCCAAGCATTTTTCGCCAGCCTACATGGCCAGGAAGATAATCAATTACAATTTCGTCTCTTGGTGGTATATGAGGCTTTAAATTTCTTTTTTGAGATACTGCATCAGAAGTATGGATGAATATATCTACCTGATTATTTTTTATAAAAGCTTGCTTGTGATTTTCATAAACATCCCAAAAGCGACCTACATGACCTGAATAACATAACGCTACTTTCAATTTTTTTTCCTATTTGCCAAATATAATTTTTCAGCTACTTCAAATTGCCAGTCATAATCAATATCAAAACATTCGCGCTCAGGCATCGAGAATAGCTCAATATCGCCATCTTTGCGAAAGTCACCCATCCATATGCCTTTGCCAATTAAATCCATTCTACCGGCATATAAGCAGTGTGCTGCCTCATATGTAACATCAACCACTTTTGTATTCATTACAGCACCTTTGAGAGTTGTCAAACTCTGGCCCTTATCATTCCAAAAGTAGTTTTTCTTTTCCATAACTCCAAACATTCCAACAGAATCTGAATTCAAATATGCCTCGATAAAGCCATCGATTGTTTCAGGCTGCAAAAAAGGAGCGCATGCATTGATTAAAACACAATATTTATAAGGTAATTTATCCCACCAATCGTACATTTCAGTCATTGGAGTTCCTTCTGAATTAGCAGACGCTTCTGATCGATCAAATATATTCAAGCCGTGTTTTAGTGCAATATCTTTTAGCTCTGTTTCATATGCAGATAAAAAGAAGTTTTCTTGCTTAAGAACTTTACATTCTTTAATCTTTGCCATGGCAATATCTGTTAATGTAGTTCCGGCAAATGGCTTTGTCATCTTCCGCGGAACTCTTTGAGATCCCATCCTTGCTTGAATTATAAAACATACGTCATTAATATCTTTCATTATTTTCCTTTATTGTGTCTTGTTTTCCCATAAATATTTAAAATGCTTTAGGAAAATTGAACTAAATTGTCTACTTCTTATTAACATATAACTTTCGTCATGACGGTTTATGGAAGCGTTAAAAAAATTACAAGTCCCTGTTAAAGCTTTCTCTTTATCAATTATAATCATCTTATGATGTAAGAGTTCGCCATTGTACATTTTAATTTTATTTTTATCTATCCCATTGGCTATTAAATATTTTGGTATGTTTGTTTCTCTTTTTTGGTCTACATCTTTTATTTTATCTTCAAATGATCTCTTATCTAAGATAATTTTAACATCTACGCCACGGTGAGCGGCTCTTAAAAGAGCATTTGCAATCGGAATCCAAGTAAACCAAAATACCATAATATGTATTTTTTTTTCAGCTTTATCTATTTCCTGAATTACGAAATGCTCAATGTCTTGCTCAGGCCCAAGTAAAAGATCTTCTATATTAACTAAGAAATTCTTCAATTAAATTAACGTCTCCCAAATCTTTTTCTTTGTTCGAACTTCTTTTTCTTTCTAAAAGCAAATTCAAATTAACATATTTATAGTCACCATTTTTTAAATGATTTTCTCTATTATCTAATATAAGATCATCTGTAAGATTGTCATCTATAAAAAACCAATTTTCACCAACTATCTCGATATTTTTACTTATTTTGCATGACTTATGTGACAAAGATAAATCTTTTCTTACAGATTTTCTAACAATAATGTCAACATCATTATTTTCTCTTATTTCGTGTAAAGCTAAAATAGCCGAGCCAACAATACAGACGTCATTTTTATCTATTTGATACTGGTTCAAAATCGTTTCCAATTCTTTTAAATATTTAACCATTTATAAACTCGCCGTGTGAAACAAGAGTCTTCTTGATATGATCTGTATGTTCATAGTTGTCTCCGGCATGAATAATAATATCGTAAAAATAATCTTCAATTTGAGATCTATATCTGTTCCTTATCTCGCTCTTTAGTGCTTCTATATCTTTAGATATAAATTTACCTTTTGCCTTTGTTTTTTCTCTATATTCAGTAGAAAATAAATCTAAATATAAAATACGAATATTGCGACAGCCTACCATGTGCGATAATTTTTTATTTATTTTCCACTGCTCTATATCATCAACCTGGTATACATCATTGACAAAATTTATATAACGATTATGGTCTTGAAATTGACAGGTAAAAGCTTCTAGTATATCATAATTTTTTTCTATATCTTTTTCAATTTTATCATACAAATCTTGTGCTGGTCCCCACAACATCACAACATAATGTAAGTTTGTTTTTAGAAATATTTCTTTTCTCTTTTGCTCTATTAGATTCAGCTCACTAGGTAAGAATCCGTTTTTTTCAAACCATTCTTTTCCATAGTGAAAATATGTTTTTTCAACAGGCTTCTTACACTCTAAATGCTGCTTCCAATCTTCCACTACCTCATATGGAATCTTCTCTATATCGAAAAATAGACTGCAAGCAGCTCGGTGAGAAGAATTAATTAAATGCCTTTCAGGGTTCACCACTAAGGGATAACTCTTATCATACCCGCGTGTTCGAAAGCTTTTAAGTAAATCGATAAAACTAGCATCATAAGTAATGTTATCTCTATGTAAAGTATCACCAGTTCTCTGTTTCTGCATTTTGAGATAAAGGTCTTTGCAATCTTCAAAAGATTTCGGCATTTTATTGAGATTATGATATGTTTCTAAAAACATATATCGTACAACCAAATCTAAACGACTAAATTTATTTTCATACTTTTGAGATAAAAGTAAATCTCTTTGAGATATAAGTTTAGTCATTTTATTTTTCCAACGGAAAAGCTTGACGAGAGATATCTGTCGTCATATTGAAAGGATGGCCTTCTCCTAAATTTTGAAATTTAATCTTTTTATGTGCTTGCAAGTCGTTTAAAATATAATCCCAAAAAGCTACATATTGACGTCGAAACATATTATAATCCAGCGATTTCTGGCTATATCTCTTGTCTTTCTGAAAAGCATGATTATGCAAATCTCCTCTTTTTGTACTCTTGGACATACCGTCAAAGCCTATAAAATGTATTTCTCTTGGTTGTAGGTCGACAGCCAAAGCAATCAAACGCGGAGCAGATCCAATCTTTCCTCTATATCTAGTATGCAAAAACATTGCTCTAGTTGGATATCTTTCTGTTAAAATTTTAAAATCTTCTTTCTTTTCTTGCAAAATATTATTGTGTTGGTCGTCGATACAAACTAAAGTATCGTTATTATCTAAATATTTGAATATTTCATCATCTTTATTTTTTTTACGAAAATCAATCTCGCCGGCAAAAGTTGATAATGTAACATTATGTTCTTTAAGTTTCTTATTTAAATAAAAATGATTACAAGAAAAGACATGATCATATTCTTTCGGATCCCAATCATATTCGCTAGCAGTTGGGCCGGCAGCGACGATCAACAATTTTGTTCCTCTTACTTCTTTTAGTTTTTCCTTATTTGAATAAAACATCTCATTGTTACAGACAATATTATTATCAAAATAATTAAAAAAATGTCTTTTAACAAATCCTATATCTAATCCATTTCCAATAATCCACTTTTCCCTAGGTGTTAGAAAATATGCGCTCTTTGAATCATATGATTCTCTAGTAGCATCAGTAGAAAAAACATTCTTAGTATCTAAATCAAGCCACAATGATTCATATTCTTCTTTTTCTGAATATAGATTAACAAACTTTCTTATGGCGTCTTCTATGGCCGCAGGTGGAATGCTGCAATGTTTAATCAGTGCTTGCCTTAGACTATTTATGTTATTTATCTTATAACAGTTATTCCAAACAACATTATCTAGATTTTGCATTTTGCCTCATCCCTTGTGAAACATTGTGATCGCTTGTTTCTGCTAAATTTTCATATTCAACCTCTGGCAATAAATTTTGAATATAATGCCAAAATACAAACGTTTGCTGATCAAACCGATATTTATCAAAATAAGGCGGCGGTGCTTTTTTCGGCTCAAATGCATGCGCCTTCATATTAGCATCTTTAAAACCATCAAAACCTACGTAGCCAATTTTGTTAGCTCCGAGTAGCGATGCAATTGCAATTACTCTTGGAATATATCCCAGGCGTGAAAAATATCTTGTCAAAAACAAGAATACATTTGCACCTCTGCTTTTAAAATCATTCAGAGGATCAATTGACCTGTGATCTGAATGTTCAAATCCTATTAGAGGATTATATTTTTCTACACATTCGACTAATTTTGGATCGTGCAAATTTACCTGATGTCCTAAGAGCATTAAATCAGGTCTAATATCCTTAAATCTAGGAGTCTTGTAGAAATAATTACATGTGAAAACATAATCATATTCACATATTTTTTCCAAATCAAATTCTTTTGAGGAAGGACCTCCGCCTACTACTAACACACTAGAATTATTAAACTTTTGAAAACTCGGGTTTCCAGTAATAATAATTTCTGGAGATAGAATCAAGTTTTCATAATCATCATACTTGTGTCGAGGGCCAAAATAACGATTGAAAAACTCTATTGCATAAGAATCTAGCCAAGTTTTTGCGTCAGTATTAAAATTAAACCAGCCGCCTGGATATGCTTCGTTTCTGTTGTTGTACCCAAATATCTGATCGCTTTCAGTGTCTAGCCATTCATTATTATTTTCTGTTGCAACAAAACGTTTATTCCATTTATCTTGTAGCGTAAGTGATAATTCTTGATCCGCCATATATCCTCTTGCTCTTAAATTTAGTAAATCCTTTAGTTGCTAAGTATTGCTCTAGAAGTTGTATATTACAAGACCAATAGGTAGTAAAATCACCATCAACTTCGTCACCTGGATAATATATCATAATCGGCTCAGAAGAACCGTCCTGCCTTGCCGGCAATGGCCACTGTCGACGCCATGCGTGATACTCAGCATTAATTGTCTCTACAACCACCGTTTCTTTAGCCACAGAGATAACTTTGTCTAAAATAGCTAGTGGGTTAGGGAGATGATAGAAAACGCCTAAAAACAGTGCTATATCATGCTCTCCGACAGTTTCTGGAGATAGTTGGTCCAAAGGCACAACACTATCCTCAACTTTAGATTCTAAAATCTCTCTAGCTAAAAGAAAACCTTTTTGTTGGCTCCAAATCTCTCCTTGACTTTTTTCGTCTAATTCTTGAGATCCCCAACGATACGGGTCAACAGCCAAAACACTTGTTGCGCCAGATTTCTCTGCGAAGAATGAAAAACAGCCATCGCATGCACCAATATCAATTACGCTCTTTCCTTCAAAAAGATCAGGCGTCATTTCCCACTCTCTTAAATCCACAGCGGTGTCTTTTTTACCTGGAGTGATCTGTCCATTTCCCAAATCAATTTGCTGGCGCCATTTGATTTCTGCAACCCTAGGGTCATGATTTGGATCTGTATACTTAAAATTAAATCCTGACATTTTAATTACCTCTTAGTTTCTTACGTATTGGCTTTTCGCCTTCAGTTACTTTCTTTACGCCGTCGCCAAAAGCCATTTCTAGCTCTCGCACGCCTTTTACCAGTTTAATTAAGCCCTGCGGCTCAACTGAGGACATGTGATCAGAACCCCACATTGTACGGTCTAGAGTAATGTGCCTTTCTAGAATTGTCGCACCAAGATAAACTGATGCAACTGTAGTACCTAATCTAAATTCATGACCACTATATCCAACTTCACAATTGTAACGGTCTTTTAGCATTTGTATACAGCTAAGATTTAACTCGTCGAGTGGTGCTGGATATGTAGAATTGCAATGCAACAAAGCAAAATCAGTACCTTTTAGAATCTCGACAGCTGCATCAATCTCATCTAAAGTGCTCATACCGGTAGATATAATGATTCTCTTGCCGGTATCAACAGCTGCTTGTAAAAGCTCATGGTTTGTCAGCATTGCTGATGGCATCTTTATGTACGGTACACCATATGAAACTAAAAAGTCTAGACTATCTAGATCCCAAGGAGAAGCAGTCCATTGAATTTTCTTTTCCTTACAATAAGCATCAATTTGATCATATTCATGTCGACCAAATTCTACTTTATATTTGTATTCCAAATATGTCATAGGGCCCCATGGGGTATCCCTCATAACTGACTTTTGATGTTCTGGAACACAAACATCCGGGTTTCTCTTTTGAAACTTGACTGAATCACAACCTGCTACAGCTGCAATATCAATAAGTCTTTTGGCTATTTCTAAACTTCCGTTATGGTTAATACCAATCTCTGCTATAATGTGTGTCTTCTTCATTTTTTCTCCAACAATTTTCTTGGCACATCTTCATGAACGTGTGAGCCTTTTGTGCATATATGTACATTAACATTCTTGCTTTTTAGCCAATTTGAAAAATCTCTACTTAATTCTATATTCTTTTCAATTTCATTTGGTCTCATAGGATCTGACTTTCTGATTAGATCAGGCTTATCTTTATCTCCATCGTAGAAACGAATCGATTCTGTCTGGCCGATCTTTTCATGATCCCAACCAATTGCATATAAATCTGATACTCCCAAATGCTCAGCTAAAAACAATGCTACTTCATAAATTATTCCAGGCCCCCAAGGACGCTCAACGCTCTTATCTAGTGTATAGTTATCAAATTCTTTAGTGTTTGCCAAAGCTTTGCTAAAATCTTGATTTGAATTTACTATAGGCATGAATATATCATACTCTTGTGCGTTTGTCCAGACATTTCTTGAAATAATTTCTTCCGGCTCGCCAGCTGTTGTTAAAACAATCGGATTATTATTAGTGTATTCATATAGCTTAAAATTATTACAGTTAAACAAATGAAAATCTACTATTTCTGGAACGTAATCATAGCCTTGCTTAATAGCAATTACTAACTTATCCTTCAGCTTTTCTTTTAAAAATTCAGGTGTATATTCTTTAAGCGAAGGTCCACATGTAACAAGATAACATTCTTGCCCTTTAAAAGAATCTTTCAATAAGTCTAACTTTTCTCTTGTTGTCTTTACATTACTGATTCTTCTTTTTAAGAAAGAAACCTTTGGATTATTTTTCTCGACGCGAATGTCGGCCATTTGCTTTTCTGAATCTTTGTCAATCTTGTATTCGCTTTTAACAATATCAACAAACTTTCTACCAATAGTTTGTAAATCCATATTTAAACTATTGACATGCTCATAACCAATAGCGCCTTTTTCTTTCAACGAATCGTGCTTCCACATTTCATAAGCTCTTCTTAATTCTTTTCTAGCACTTAATATGTGAGGTTCAAACCAGTTCATATCACAATGATATTCTGGCCTTGCAAGATATGGACTCCAGTGGCCGTCGACAAAAAACGCTGCGTTTTGATGAGTAAAATCCATATATCCAGTTGCTCTAGGTACTAAAACAGGAGTTTTATGCAAAAGTGATTCAGCAATAGTCAAGCCAAAACCTTCGCCGCGTGTTAATAAGGCAAAAATATCTGATTTCTCATAAAGCCAAGAAATTTGTTCAAACGGTAAAGCATCTGCTAATAATAGAATATTTGCTTTTGAAGGTTGTCCGTCATGCATATAGACAGAAGATTTTAAATCTTTAATCTCTGACGCTATCATATCTCTCTGTTTTTCTAGAGGTACTTGCTTAAGGTAATCCTCCATTAAATTTAGATAAGTTTTTATGACTAATATAGCATCGTCTTGGCCAGAGAACTCCATTGAAAAAGATTGAACTAGTTTGTCGAATCCTTTACGGTTATTCCACTGAGACATTGAAAACACAACAAATTTGTCTTTCAGCACTTTTCCTAAATGAGGCATCTCAACAGGATTTACGATACTGTCATCCATCACATGAGGTAATAAATGACATGGGCGATCGCCTATCCTTGGAGAAAACACTTCTTGATTCCAACTACAAGGAACTATAAGCGCATCAGTCTTTAATTGATCGTATGTAGAAACCCATGGTTGAGGGATATCATCAGCTTCCCAAACCGTTAGATTAATATTTCGATTAGCGTTTGTGATTAATTTTAAACCTGCGCGCCACAGAGGATCCAAACTACGTCGATGGATCAAATAAATCATTGGCGCCGGCATATGCCACACAACTAGATAATCTTTTTTACAATACTGATCGACTTCTTCTTCTGAATCAAACTCATATTTTGATATGAGAGCTTCTTCTTCTGCTGTCAATCGATTATTAGAGTTTTCTACTGGGACTGTATGTACTTTGAAATCAAATTCACCAGGATTATCTTTCAAATAAGTGTCAATAGATTTCAGGTACCCTCTAGCTGCGACAGCATACCCACTGCAGTCTCTAAACTGACTTACATATACTATATTCATTTTTTTACAACATCATGAATTTTGATTCTGGCTCTTCACCATTAATCTGTGGAGTGCTTAATTTAACAATTTCTTTTTGCTGATAACATGCAGCAATGCTATCATTAAATTTGTTATACATTTTTTCTGCAGAGAAATTAGTGTTAATCCACTTCTTTAATTCTGTTGCTTGCTTCTTAAAACGACCATAATCTTTATATACTTCTTCTAATTTATGCCTATATGAACTTTCTTCTGGGAAGCACCACATTGAATCAGCAACAATTACTCCGTCCCAAACAGAATTTTTCTGTACAGGTCTCATTGTATAATCGATTCTTGAGAACATAGCTTTGTTCTTTACCTTTCCTTTTTTATCCTTTGTTGGCTTGTAAAGGAAATCAACATGACCACTCCAGTCTGGAGCAATGACTGGAATTCCACTATAAGCAGCTTCAAAAATAGGCAAGCCAAAGCCTTCTCCATGAGTCGTTGTCACATACGCTTTGACTTTTCTGTTTGTATAGAGAGAATGAATCTCCTCATCAGTCATATCGCCATGCAAAAGATAGACTTTGCATTTTCGATCTGGGTATTTTGTTAATAAATCTTTTAGGCCGGCCTCTAGAGCATTTCTATCTAATAGATTGTTCTTAACAATATTTGATTTTATAATCAAGCCAGCATCTTCGTTGTCTGCAAACTCTTTAACAAAACCATGCACAGTCATTTCCATATTTTTTCGTGGACCCCACTGTGCAACCGTGAGAAAATTAAAGTTAGTTTTCAAATCTAAATCAATCTTAGCAGATTCGAACTTCTTAACTGGATAATGCACAACATCGATTGGAGTCGTGCATCTAAAATTAGGAATGTTCTGTCCTGTGTCTCTATTCGTAACATTATAGCTTGTGTTGTTGTAGACATTCTTTGAATGTTCCGACACGACAACAATTCTGTCCATTATTCTAGATTTATCTAACCAATCAACAGATACTTTTGTTGTTTCAATTCCAGCAGTTACACCAATATTTACTTTTGCAATCTTTTCCCATTCGTTAGGAATGGTCACTTGAAGTGACAAATCATATTGAGCAGGGACATTTTGTTGCTGACATTGTTGGTGATATACGATTGTTTTTTGCAAAAGTGAATCGATATATTGCCTTTCTTCAGAATTATCGTTTAGCCACCCGGTCTTACCCCAATTTGTAGTAGTAACGTATATATCATACTTCTCTTCTTGACTTCTTAGTGAGCGCAAGACAAATCTAGCATGCTCGCCATATCCGCTTCTGGTAAGCAGCGGGCCTCTTAAAATTACTCTCTTCTTCATTATAGCTCCATTAATTTCCAAGATTGATAATTTTTACGTGTGTCCCATGAGCCTAAATTCTCATGAACACTGGTAAGTAACTCATCCCAATTTTTACTGTAAGTTTCAAAATTGTAGTTGTTTTCTACATGTTGCCGGCCTTTACGGCCCAACTCGCGTCTTTGCTCTTTTGTCATATTATACATCTTCTCTAGAGCTTCGACAACCTTCTCCTCATCTAATCTATCTTCATAGATCCATGGGATCTCTTGCGAGCCAATAATTGCCTTTGAAGAAGGTTCTAAACCAATACCAAACCATTCTTCTCCGTCTGTTACTTGCTCTTGCAATCCGCCCGTCATATTTACAAGAATCGGAGTCTCACATGCTAAAGACTCTAGAGTCGCCAATCCAAACCCTTCTGCGTCTGAAACGTTTATTGTACAATCTGCAACGTTGTACAAGGTCGCCATTGCGTCAAAAGGCAATTTCTCTTGCGAAAATCTAACTTGACCGTCAGTCAAACCAATTTCACTAATTATTGCTTCTAAGTCTTGCCCATTAGGATCTTTGACGTCAGTATGCATCAAAAGCATAGCTTTGTCATGACCAACTTTATCTAAAAAGCTCTTAAACCAAAAAATCAAAGATCCACTTTGTTTTCTTCTAGCATTTCTATTGTTCCAAAAGAAGATAACCTTATCACTGTCTTCTTCTCCAAAATGCATATTTTTAAATTTTTCTACTGTTTCATCGTCCATTTTCTTAAAGACGTCAGTATCAATTGAATGAGGAACATAAGTGCTTTGTACCGCAGGCGATACATTCTTAACGATATCGTCTGTAACTTTAGAAATAGTTGCTATAACATCTGTAGAATCATACCAAACTTTATTAAACTTCGGATAAGGATAATTATCCCAAACATGATAATATATCATCGGAGCTACTGCGCGGACTTCATTTTCAATTTCCCACAGCCAACCAAAAAATCTAGGATCTGTCATAAACCAAACAATATCTGGCTTTTCAGATCTTAAAATCGAACGTATCATATCCTGATTTCCATAACCATCAACAGGATAAATTACCCATTCATTTCCCCACTCTTCAGTAGTGACTGGTTTGTAATCACGGTGTTTTATTGCACCTCCAAAACTTATAAACTGATATTTACCAGTTTTTAGCATTGCTTCGATCATATTCTTTGTTTGAATTCCCACTCCAGAAGGAGAGAGGGGATGATCACTTAAAGTTAATATTTTGATTTTTTTCACTTTTTCCTCTTTTTATGAACAAAATTTTGTTTTGTAAAACTCGCAACCGTAGCCGCTAGTGCAGGCAAGGCGATTTTTAACAAAATTATTTTTTTCTATATTATACAACGCTTTGTTCAATAATTTAAGAGCATTTTCAGTTTTCTTTGGTCCGCTAGTTACACGAAATATTTCAATAACGTTTTTCTTAGCAGTCCTTTTCATCAAGGCAAAATGAGTTTCAATATCCCTAACATCGATTGAATGTTTCTTTGCAAAGAAATATTTATAAAGAGTTAACTGATATGTTGTCATTCTATCGCTTTTTCTCTTCGAGTCCCATCCCCATGAACATGTTTTCCAATCAATAACATGATACTTTCCGCCTGATTTAATCACCAAATCGACGTATCCTTTAAATTTTGGATCATAATCTTCTATATCTTCATATAGCATCTCTTCTGTAGAGACTACTTCATAGTCTTCAAAATATTCTGAAAGGGCCGGTAAAATATTCTCAATCAACATTGGCGCTTGTTTATACATGCCTTTGATTAAATCTTTGCTTTTATCAATGTTAAGTTCTTCAAGTCTTTCAGTAAAATCACTATTAAAAACCTCAACAGGATTTTTTAAACCTTCTACCAAAAGCTTTTCTGCGACATTATGTAACGCTGTTCCAAAAGCAGTATATTCATTGCCTTCAAAAACATTAACGCGATCAATATACGCCAGCTTCTGCTTATACGGGCATTCATTCCAAGTCTTAAGCTCGGAAAACGAAATATGTTTTTGCATCTATTCCTCTTTTTGTGCTCGTCTAGAAGATGAATTAGATGCTCTTTTTGTTCGAGATTTACGCGAACTAGTTCTACTATGAACTACCGGAGGCTTTGTACTAATTGTTTCTTCAGCTTCAACTGTAGGAACAATTTGCTTTGTTTTAATAGTTTTTGTAATAGAAGAAGCTTTTTTTGGTATCAAAAATTCCCACTGTGCCTGCAGTCTGTCAGGATTGGTATTCCATAATTCTGTCGCAACAACACACTTACCAAATTTAACATTTTGTTTTGCTAATTCTTTCTCAACATCTTTAGTAGTTACTAAAATTCTCTTACCGTTTGTTTTTCTAACCGAAGGAACATCGACTGTAACAATAATATGATTGTCTTTTTTTTCTATTGATTTAATTTTCATTTTACATCTCCATGTTATATAAGTAGTTGATTTTTTGATATAATTTTGGACTTATAGATTTTAGATATTTAGAATCGCCCAATATATATTCTTCAAAACCATTAGCAAAATACTCACGCAATGAAGTTGCAGCATATGCTGAAGCATAAAGGCCTTCAGTTATTGCATTTAAAACAGGATATCCTACTGTTTCGTAAAAAAACATATCTAATCCTTCTGAATACGAAGGGTCATAAAAATTATATTTTTCTACATCATAACCATGGTGTTTTAACAAGCTTTTTAATCTATCGCGTTTGCCTAAAAATTCTTGCTCTATCTTACCATCGGTATATAATTCACCACCGTATTGTTCTTCCAAACCATGTGACACCTCATGAACGATATCATCTACTAAATCTTCAGTACCATCTTGCTCATTTGTTATATATATTGCACCGTCTTTGTACATGGCATTAATCGATCGATCCTTAAGAAAGGAAAAA